TCACCAAGTCAAGGCTTCCGCCGCATTGGCTAGGAACGACGGCGAAAATCTTCCGTAAACGCGCTCTGTGATTCGGCTGTCAGTGTGGCCAAGGAACTGGGCAATCTGAGAAAATGGCGTGTTTGCCTCGGCCATCCACACGGCCGCGCTGTGCCTCATCATATGCGGAGTGGCCTTCAGTCCTGCGCGCCTGGCGGCAGCGGCAAAGCCGTTCCTGATCGATGCAACCCTTTCTCTACCATGCTCGACCACATAGTCCGACATCGCCCCCTCTTTGGCCTCCAGAAGCGCGGCGCGAAGTTGGGCGTTCATCGGAACGGTGGCGCGATACTTGCTGGTTTGAATCCGCTCGTGAGGATTGAGGATCACGACGTTGCGATCGAAGTCCACGCGGTCCCAGGTCAGATCCAGCAGGGCGTTGGTCCTTGCGCCTGTGCCGACCGCGAGTTGCAGGAAAATCTTGATGTGCGGCGCCTGCGCATTATCCAGCAGCCGGCGAAACTCCGCCTTGCTGAGGTGCCCCACCGTCGTTGATGGAAACGACGGCATCTTGAGAAAAGGCGCCTTCTTGATGAGGTTCGCCTTCTCGGCCCAATTGAGCGCCGCCCGGATCACCGCAAGTTCGTTGCGCACCGTGATCGGCTTGCAATGCGATCGGCGCGCCCGGTAATCCTCAGTGGCCTGGCCATCGACCCGCGCCACCGGCAGCTTGTCCCAATATGGCTTCGCGGCCTTCCATGCCACAGTCGCGCGCTTGATCGACAGCATCGCTTCCTTGGCTGCCAGATATGCGGCCACAGCCTCGCCCACGGTGTGGACCTCGCCGCCTAGCGTTCTGCGTTGCCAGAACTGACGAGCTGCGGCCTCGGCCGACGCTCTATCAGCCGTTCCAAGCGAATGTCGGTGGCGGCGTCCATCCTCATCTGTCCAGACGATGGCGAGTTGCTTTCGGTATCGTTGCAGGGTGTAGTTTGACATTCAAATCGTTCCACTTCGTCCGCCCTGATCCTCAAGAGCTTGCCGCCGAGCTTGAACGCGCGGAGGCTCCCGCCCCGAATCAGGGAGTAGACGGTATCTGTTCCGCAGCCCCAATGCTCCGCCAGGCTTGCGACGCTAAAGACCTGCGCCCCCATATCACCCCTCCCCCACAAGAGCGGCGTCGATCATGGCACGGTAGACGATGGCAGCCCTCGTCCCTTTGCTCGGCACATGGTCCAGCGCCTGCATTTCCGGCTCATCGCGAAGCCACTGCGGCACATCGACGCCGGATCGCTTCAGATGGGCGAACAGTGCCCGCGGCGTCTTGGGCTGCATATCCATCCACATGATGATCTGGCGCGCCAGGCCGCCCCACTGCGCCTCGCTCGGCTCGCGCATAGCCTTGATGGCTGCTGCGGCGATCCTGCGATACGTCTCTGGAGACCCCTGACTTTCGTTCAGGTTGGGCCAAGGCCACGCCTTATGCCACGGGTCGTCTTCCTCGTAGATGGCTTTGGCCACCCTCTCGATCATCTCGCTCACGGCTTCACCTCCCGGATGGCGGGCAACCGATAATGACCTGCTTCTGCGAGCCTGATCCGATCCGCCATGATGGCAAAGACTTCCTCGTTCGATCGGCATTCGATGCCCTTGATCGGGCGCCGCATGTCGAGAAAATCGACACCCCTCTCAGCCGCCTCCAACCGATCCAGCAGGGCCGGGAGGGCATGGAGCGCCGAAAGGATCGTCTCGGGATAAGTCGTCAAAGCGACCTTATTGCCGAGCGCGTCCAGAATCTCAGAATAATCAGGACCGGGAACTTCTTCCCATGGAAGTTTGGCCGCGTCGATGACGCTGCGCAACTCCTGGATGATGTCAGTCATGGGCGGGTCCACTTCATGATTTCACTGGCATAGGACAGCATCAAGGGATGCTTGGGGTGGCCGCACTTGGCGACCGGGCCAATGCACATCGGCTCAAGCCCCGCCCCATATGCGATGCCGGCGACATCGAGAAACCGGAAGCGCCACTTCCGCGGCACCTTGGCTATCGGCCCCCACGCGAAAATGACCTGATCGCTTTCGGCCATGATCTTCATCAGATGATCGTCGTTTTCCGGCCCGACAGGATCAATGACCTTGCCCAGCGCGCGCACATCGGTAGCGCGATATGCAAACAGGTTGCCGACGATGACGCGCCCCCATCGGTTACGATGGCCGAAGCCGATCAGCTTGCGGATTGTGGCATCGTCTTGGGCGGCATCAGCGGTCGATGGGTTGACCATGATGACCGCCGTTTTCCAGTCGCCAGGACAGGTCTGCCGCTCCAGTCGGTAGCGGTAGCGGCCGCAGCTTGAAATGACCGCTTCCATCACAAACCTCCCGCCCGCGCGCGCAGGGCTGCGGCGACCAACGACAGCGCCATATCAGCGCCCCGTCCCACAGCATCCCGGCACGGCTCTTCGTTCTGCGTCAGGCAGCAGCTCGGGCTGTCGTCCTCGTCGCATTCGGTGAGCATGCCGACGTGCCAGCCTTTGGGGACCAGCGTTTTGGCGGCGTCGATCGAGCCGGTGAACTTCGGGCCGTCATCGACGCCTGGATTGCCGGGTGTCTCGCCGATCCTTTCATCTGCCCATCTGATGATGGAGTGATGACCGCTATCGTCGACCCACATATGCCCTTCCGACTTCCTCAGCCAATGCGGCCGCAAGTCGAGTTGGCACATGATCTCCAAATCAGTGCGGCGATCAGGATTGCTCAACCCCTCCACCCGCTCCGCCAAAGCCAGCAGGGTATCGCGATCAGTCATTGTGCAAACTCCCGGTTCGCCAGCGATCGATATGCACCACGCAGCAGCCGAAGCCGGTGCGTCGCCTCCTTCATGTTGATCGCCCCTGAGATGAGATATTCGTAGCTTTCGATCATGCTGCGCGCTGTGAGCCTCAGCGGGATCGGATTGCCATAGGTCAGGTTCCACCCGATACTGCCATGATGACCAGCCATCGGATTGGGTATCGTGCTGAAAGCGCCGCCACCGATGCAGACGCTGGCGCACATGGCATCAGCCACATGTGGTTGTAGGCTGTGCCCCACACGATAGGCGCCCGGCTCATCAGGCCCTGGCGTCCATTCGATCGCCGGTGCTGGCGCCTCGTAGTGACGGAAAGTGCAGTTGCGGAGAGCCAGCGTGCAAAGGGTCGACAACGCGATGGCATCGACTTCCCGCGCCTCGCAGTCGTAAATCTCGCACGGCACCCCGGCCCGGTTGATGAGCCGTTCAAGCCATAGCGCACTGATCGGAATAGGCATGTCGCCCATTTCGCCAATGACCGTCTGCAAGGCGCGGATCATAGCGATGTCGCGCTTTTCACTCATGACTTCGCCTCCTCCCTCGCAGCCGGATCGACATCATCGGAGAAGATGGTCCGGGGGCGGTTGTCGTTGGCGTGCATCGCCCGATCCTCCGCCCTGCACTCCTCGCACATCAGGCCATGGTCGGCAGGCTTGCCAACGTGATCCTCCCGCATGACGCAGGTGTCGGTGCCGTGGTGTTTCATGGCTGGGTTTCCGCCTTGCTCATTTCGGGAATGATCGGAGAAAACTCACCACCGATCAGATTGATGTGGTCGCCTTCGCCCCAAGAGCCGATCTTGAAACCGGACCAGCGGTATGCCCCGGCGGCAAGGTGAGACGGCTCATCACAATCGAAGGTGTCCGACCACCAGTGCTCGATGTCGAAATCGCTCCAGCCATCGGAGTGGCCGAGAATTACGGCCTCGCCTTGATGGGTTACCGCGATGTCGAACCACGACATATCAGGCTCAGCCTCACCCATGTCCCACCTCCACCTTGACGAACTCCCCACCCTTGAGAACCCACTGGCCGGGGCGCTTGGGCGTAGGCTGGAAGGGCTTGGGCGCGGGGTGTTTGCGGGGCGGGGTCATGCGGGCACCTGTTCGACCTGCGGACGGGCGAAATAGGTCTTGCCATCCAGTTCGTGGCCGCCCTTGTCAGCGCCGCGACCGCCGACCTGCTTGAAGTTGAACACGCGGCCCAATTCCAGCGACTGGTCGCGCAGGTCACGCGCCCACTGGATATCCATCGGACGAGCATTGCGGCCGCTCTCGCCGCCGACGATGATCCAGTCAGGCGCGTTGCAATCGAGGATCACCGGGCCAAGCAGCGGCTCGAAACTGCCGAAGGTGAAAAGCGCATCCAGCGCCGCGCCGGCATTCTTCAGCTTGATCCGGTCGCGGTCATATTCGGCCTGGCTGCCGAACGTCGCGCCCAGCGCCGCATTGGGAGGGAAGCCGCCGCACTCGATAGCCATGTCGATCGCATTGCCGATCCGCTTGGACAGGTAGAGCATGACGAGGTTGGGGCATTCCCGTGCCCGGTCGAACGCTTCGCGGCGCCATGCCATCGGGACGCGGTTGTCCCAGATGTCGCCAAGGCTCAGCGAGAACACGAACGCGCGCTTGCCTTCCTCGCCCGCGATTCGGTTCCATTTGCGCAACTGCGCCCATGTCGAGGACGAGGTGCGCACCCGGTCGCCGTCGTTGCCCCAGGCAACCTTGCCATAGCGGTTGTCCATGAGGTCTTCGGCATAGCAGTTGTCGCACGGCGCGCCGACCTTCGTGCAGCCCATCCACGGGTTCCATGTGTGGTCGGCCCATTCGATCTTCGTGTTCTGTGCCATAATCCTTACCCCGCCGCTATCAGCTTGCGCCGTCGCGGCGGGGCCTCCTTGGTGAATGGTTAGGCGGCGGCCGGATCGGCGGCCTTCGCGCGATCCTTCGCCGCTTTGGCGCGGGCACGGTCCTGATCGATCTTGCCGCGCGCCATGTGGATGGCGTCGTAGAGGTGGACCGCCTCGCAGGTCGCTTCGTCGCTGCCGTCACGGACAGTCGCCACCGCGCTGCCGTTCTTGCAATCGAAGCTGGGGGCGATCACCCCGAACGAAATGACCACGCGGTCGCCGCTGAAATGATCGCGGACCTTGTGGAGCATGGCGCCCAGATCGTTCACTTCGTCGCGGGTCATCACGCCACCTCCGTCTTCGCGCGCGGGATCAGCCGCCCGGTCTTGGGGTCGCGAAGCTGTCCGTTGGCGCGCCAGTGGGCCAGTTCGGCGGACAGTTCGGCGACCTCCGAGCGCAGGGCCACATTCTTGCCCAGCAAGCGGCCGGCGGTTTCCCGTTCGCGCTGCGCGTCGATCAGAGCAGCTTCGTATTTCTTCTTCCAGACGAACATGCTTGTTCTCCTCTAGGCCGCGCGCGCGGCGTTGTTGCGGCGCTGCATTTCCGTCCGCCACTGGTTCAGGATCACCTCGCGCGCCTCGCTGGCGGGCAGGTGCTTGTTGGTCATCAGCCGGATATATTCGCGGCGAAGATGCGGCGGGCACCACGACAGCCGGCGGGCCGTGAAGGTCCGAGCGCGCTTGGCGATCGCTTCGGGCGTGTGCTGTGTGCCGCGTTCCAGCATGATCTGCAGGCCGTCCGCCTGGCGCTTGCGCTCCCGCTCGATGAATGCCGGGTCTTGGCGCAGTTTCTCCAGCGTCGCCGCGTTGCTGCGAGCCTTGCGGGCGCGAAAATCGGGGTCCGCCCACATGGCCTTGCAGTTGCACGTTCGACACCGCTTGGCGCCCTTGCTGCGCGGGTGGGTGCATTCGGTCATGCTGCGCCACCCCAGCGCTGCGCCTTCACCGTTTCAGCGTGGCTGAACAGGTCGTCGGCGTCCTCGTCCGTCTCCATCATCGGCCGCAGCCGGGCAACGGCACTGTCGATCGCGTCGGCGGTCGGACAGCGGTCGATTTCGGCAACGGCGGCGTCGAAGGCCGATCCGTTGTTGGCCTCGCCCTGCTGGGACTGGTCGGGGCCTTCCAGCGCCAGTTCCCCGGCGACCGGCTGCGGGCCATCGACTTGCTCGGTTTCTTCCTCTACCGGCGCGGCGAGCATGGCGGCGGACAGCGGCGCAGCCGGCTCGACCGCCATGGCGACGTCCGAGACTTCCTCGACCGTCTGGTAGCCCAGCATCACGTCAGGGGCATAGAAGCGGACGAGGAATGCAGCGCTGCGGTAGCGAAGCATCACTTCGGGCATGGACTTGTATTTCGGGTTCTTGGTCCACCCCTCGGCCACGGCCATCGCCATGTCGCAGGTCACCGAAACCTCATCGCCGGTTTCCTTGAGGAACGCGAACGCGGTTACGGACAGGTTCTGCGGGTTGCTGCGGTCGATCCGCCAGTCGATGCGCCCCTTGAACACGCCGGACGAGTTGGCCCGCGCGATCATGTATTGCGACGCAAAGCCGGCCTTGCCGTTCACGACATGGATATTCTGCATGACGATCAGCGGCACTTCGCCCATGGCTTCGGCCAGCGTCAGCGCGATGTAGCAGTTCGACATGGCGACTTCGGGCGGCCCCTTGCGCAGATGCTCGGGGATCAGTGGCGACATCGCGAACATGCGCGCCTGGCGCTGGCGAAGGGCAAAGCGCCCCTCTTCGGTCTGGGCGGCGAGCGGGGTGGCGTCGCTGGCGGTTACGGGCAGGCTGGCCATTATGCGTTCTCCATTTCAAGAGCGTGGTCGATCTGCTTCTTGGCCCAGCCCGAAATCCCGCACGGCTGCGGCTCATCCGCATATCCGGGCCAGCGATCGGCGCTCAGGCAGTCAGCAAAGAGGCGGATGGCGCGGCGGTTGAGCGCACGGCCATACTCGATGTCTTCCTGCGGCAATTCCCACAGGGCGACGGGCAGATAGTCACCGGGCGTCCAGTCCTTCCCCGGCTTCTCAACCGTGGGATGCAGGTAATGCGTCGGCGGGACGAACTTCGGGAACAGCGCCTTGATGTGGTCTGCCAGGATACGCAGGCCATCCATTTCAAGCGCCGCTGATTGGGCGTAGCGGAACTTGGTCACGTCGGACTGAAATCCGTTGTGGCTGGCGTCCGATGTCGACTTGACGTTTACACCGATCGGGCGCCCGAAGGCGATCCAGTCGGGCCGGCATCGCAGCCAGACGCCGGTTTCCTCGTCCTTCCACGCCAGCGTCATTTCGGCCACGCCGTGCGACAGGATGGCGTTTGCCGCCGGGTGCTGACGAATGGCGTTGACCATGCCGCCGATTTCCTGCGCCTCGTCGTGCCGGATGATGCACAGGCCAGCGTCCAGCGCCGCCTGATAATCCGCGATCTGCTCGGCCTGCTCCTTCGTCTTTTTGAGGTTGAGGCCTTCCGGGGTGAAGTAGTAGATCGCCGGGTCCGCGTAGACCTGGGGGAGCAAGAGCGCGTCATGGAACGCCGAACCGATCCGCAGCGCGTCAGTCTGCACGGTAGGCTTGCGCTTCGGGTTGAGCGGGCTGCCCTCCCAATAGTGACGCGGGCTGTGGCCCTTCGCCTGCAGGCCGACATGCGGAACCAGCTTCTTGAGGCCTGTGCTGCTGATGCTGGGTGCGTCGCACGGCTCGGCGCCGTGATACTGCTCGTTGGTGATGTGGGGATAGATCCCCGGCGCGGTGATCAGGGGGCGCCCCCGCAACGGCGCCCACGGATCACCCATAACTGGCCCGCGCTCACCTTCCGGCAACTCGCGCTGATCTGCGCCAGGATTGCGCTCACGCTTCGGGCCGGTGGCCTTCTGACGCTCTGCGCGCTCCGCCCCGAGCCCCCGCAGTTCGCGGCGGACATCGGTCAGGCAGTTGAGGATGCCGCGATCAGTGTCGCCCGGCGTATCCGGGAAGACGACGAACCGACTGCTATCGCCGAAGCTGAGGACCGCGCGCGGATGCTTGCTGCCCTTCTCGAACGAAACAGCGGCACCGGGCCATTCCTCGACCTCTTTGCTGATGGCTTCGTGGTAGCTCACAGGTGCGACCCCACCAACAACCCCATCATGAACACCACAGCCGCCGCCCCGATAAGCTCGGCATAGGGAGGGTGGAGGCCGATGCGGGCTTCGCGGTTGGTTAGGGCGGCGCGGATTTTGCGGATCATGCTGCACCGCCTTTCGCCCGCTCGGCCAGCATGGCGTCGGCAAGGGCAAAAGCCTTGCTTGCAAAAAGCTGCTCCATGCTCTCGATGCCCTCAGGGTATCCAAAAGCCGCGTCGCCAGCGCACTGGCGAATGACTGCGCCGATAGCCTGCCCCGCGAACCAGTCGCGCAGGGTCATGCCCGGCTCAGCGCCATAAGCGCCGGGGTTCAGGTCGTTGGCCGTGTTCACAGGGAACGCGCTCGGGTTTTCAGGCTGGCTCACATCCCCATCCTTTCGATCTGGGCCACGGTCACCCCATGGGGCGCCAGGATTGCGTTGAGTTCGGCGCGGATGAACTGCTCCAGATGAAACGCCTCGTTGCTGGCGGTCTGGGCAGCGGCTCCATTGCCGTCGATGTCGTGCTGGGCTTCCGCAGCGCGCGCCGCGAAGAAGCGGGTCATGTCGGCGCCGATCATGCCGCAATCCCCCGCCCCGCATTGACCGCGACCGCAATGTCGATCGCCTCGTCAACGCTCAGACCGACAGCGATGCGCGCAGCCTCACGGCCACCAAGGCGCTCAGCGGCAAGAAAATGCTCGTTCTGGATGACCGACAGCTTGGTGACACGTTCGTCGCTCTCGTCGTAGGCCAGCCATTCGTCGCTGGTCAGGTAGAACTGCTTGGTGTGCCGCAGCTTTGCCGGCGGTTCGATCGCGCAGGACGCGAGGATCGCGATTGCCTGAGGCGTGTCCTGCCATGGAATGATGCGCATGTTGGTGCTCCATCGGTGAACTGATGTCATCCTCGCCCCGGCGCGTGGCCGGGGTCTGGTCACGTCAGGCGGCGGCTGCTTCAATGGCTGCGTTGATGGCGTCGATTTCGCTCTTCGCGTCGATCAGCGCGGACGTTTCCCGCGACTTCAGAAGTTCAACTGCCTCTGCCAGAAGTTCGTCGCGCTTGCGGATGATCACTGACAGAAGCGCCGAATTGAGACAGGACGGGCTTTCCCAGTAGTTTTTGCCGCCGTCAGTGTATTGGCCAGCGATCGTCAGCTTCATCGAGCAATGAGCATGCGAGAGTTGCAGCGTATCGCTGCCACGACCGCTAGCGCCAATGTGAGCGAGCCATTCTTTGGCCTCAGCAGTGTCACGCTGAGCCTTCTGGAACTGGGTAAATTTGGCGATGCCCAGAGACATTCTTTCCTCCATCTCGCGGTTTCCCGCTGGTGCCGGGTCTGCTGGGGAGCGGGCCGGGCTGATGGAGTGATGTTTGCGCTATGCTAACCGCACAGTCAAGAAAAATGTTTGCTCTGCGCTAACTTTCTTCACCGCCCACAAAAAAGCCCCGCAGCGAACGAGCGCGCGGGGCTAGTGGGGGGAGGGAGGCGAGCAGGGGTATGCCGCCGTCAGCCGCTAAAGCAGGGTTGTGTTACGACGATGTGGCAGACCGACGCCTAAGCCATCTCAAGATCGCCGCCCTGTTCAGCATCTGCTTCCATCGAGCGAACGTGATTGAGATAATTGGCCGCCAGAGCGAGATGAACCCTTTTGGCTGACGGATCGCTGGTCATGTTGGCTTTTCGGATCTCAGTCCTGGCGCGACGCTCATAATAGGCTTTGTCCGAAATTCTGCGCATTTTGCTCCTCCTTGAGTTGAACAAAAGCGACCTCGTTGAGAGACCGCTATCCCAGGCGGCGAGCCTTGGGACGCTCCGAATTTACCAAAGAGCGGCTCGATTCTTCAAGAGGGGGGGGGGCACGAAAAAGCCCCGCTCGATCGCTCGGCGGGGCTAGTCGAAGGTCAGCGAGCAACGGGGAGATGCTCGTTGGGAGGTATTACACCTGGGCGGGGAGATCGTTCCGCGAAACCCCGCCGCGAGTTGGTCGGGCGGGGCTTGCCTTTCTGTGCTATTCGCAGCCCTAGCTGTCTACCTTTTCCGGGAAAATGATTCCCCAGCAGGTCACAAGCCCTCCAACCGCGCCTATGAAGAGCAACCCAAAGCTAAGCCAAGTCTGATACGGTTCGGCAGTAAATTTCGCGGTAGACAGGCCGACGATGCATATCGAAACGCCGGTAGCGCCGCGCCAAGTCCTCTTTGACCCGTGCGCTGCGATGCGTTCTCCAATCACCTTGGAGATGCTGCCTGAAGACTTTCCGGCCATTAGCTGTCTGTCGCCGCCGATCCGAAGAAGACGGCCGCCAACAATGCAGCGCCAGCGCCATACCCCGCGGCAGATAGGCCAGGCACATAACTGGCAACTGCCAACACGATCGCAGTGAGCAAAGATCCGGCGCAAAGCGTTGCAAGCACGCCAGTAGCGTCGCGATTCAGGTCGCTGATGCGGTGTTTCATGGTCGCGGCACTCGCTTCGGCTACGGAAACCGTTGTGGCAATAGTGCTGGCATTCCCAGCCAAGCCAAGATGGTATTTTTGCGGAGGCGTGCCACCAGCTATCGGCCGAATGACGATGGTTGATGTATTGTTCGCGGCGTGATGCCTATCGGGGTTGAGTGCGGAAGCCGCAATCGCCTCAAGCATGTGTCAGCCCCTCGATCGTGCCGATCTTGTCATCAAGCCAATCGCGCAGAGCCTTGGCCATGTTCAGATCGAAATAATAATTGTTATGCACGAAACGGACGACGCCATCCAGACCCTCGCGCTTTTCGCTCGTTAGCTGGTATGCGCCTGGGTCATCTTCAACTGGTGTCAGCTCGTTTGTCAGCACCTTCGGGAGAGGGATTCGTTCGCTGAAGATCGCCATTGAAATCTGGCCGTTGGTTGTCACCCCACCGAAAACGCCATGCATCGGGAATTCCGAATACTGTGGCGCCTTGATGTAATGAAATTTCATCTCGGGGTTACTGGCCACGGCGAATCCTTCCTTCATTGATCGCGCCTACTAAACTTTTCCGGAAAGTCCGCAAGCTCCCCCACTTATCCACAGCCAAATCCCGATAGGAAACACCCTGCCCCGCTTTTCCTATTTCCTACACGCCCCGCGTTCCGGTAGAGAACAAAAAGAGAACGGATGAGTCGAGGTGTTGGCGATGGCGGTGCTAGCAGAACCAGCATGCGAAGTGGGTTGCCGAACCTGCCTCATGGGTTGCGCGATCCTGCCCGCTCGCCTTTCTTGGTGGGAGCGCGAGATTGAGCGGCTTTGTCGGGAGCGCTCTGTTCGTCCTGGCTCGATCGAAATCCGCCGGCAGCTTTCAACTGCTCTAGCTGCGCATGAAGGCTTGACGCGACAACACGCTGATAGTCCTCGTTCGTTGCACCAACCGGCAGCTCGCGCATCGCAAGCGCGATCATCTCTTCTAAATCGGCAGCACTAAGCGTCGGAGTGCCATCCTGAGAGCCGTCGATTAACTCACCCGGCGTCCGATCAAGCGCCTTAGCAATCGCCTCCAAGGTTGACTGCCTAGGCCTGCGCTTGCCGCTTTCATACTGGCTGATCATGCCTTTTGAAGAAGGCGGGTCCATTGCGGCGGCCAGCTCGTCCATCGTCAATCCCGCCGCTTTCCGGCAGGCAGCAATGTGATTCTTCCAACGGTCGGTCATTCCGCCGTTTTGACGGAAGCGCGCCGCCATGGCGTTATGCGCAGTGCTAACATTTCCACTTGAATAAATGTTAGCGCTGTGCAAACAATGCGCCATGCCAGACGCACTCACTCCCACATCGCTGAGCAATGCCGCCGGCATTAGCGTTCCTTATGCATGTCAGATCCTCAAGGGGAAACGGCAGCCGTCGAGGGAAATTGCTCTCGCGATCTACCGGGCGACGGGCCGCAAGTTCGGTCACCTGTCCAGTCTCAGCGACCGCGATGCCAAGGCTCTCGCTCGCTTGGAAGCCAAGGCAGTTGCCGCATGATGCGCTTTCGCCCCGTCGAGCCTGCTGATGGCTGGCACCCTGGCGACCTCGCATACTGCGTCGACGTGCGCGGCAATGCCAAGATGCTTGTCGCTGGCCGAATTTACACCGTCGAGACGGTCAAGGTTCTGGCCAACATGGTGAGTTGTGGGCTGACCTTGCACGAGGTTCGGCATCCCTTCGGCATGGAAGGGTTCTGGAGCAGCCGCTTCCTCAAGCTGGTTCGCGGCCATAGCTTCCTCAAGCAGATCGAAGCCGCCTGCGAATTTCCGTTTCATCGCCCCACCAAGCCCGCGAGCGCGGCGGCGTGAGCGAGTGGTGCGGGAACTGCCGCTTCTTTGAGGTGGGCACGACAAAGGCATTCCCTGCCGCTCATGGGTTTTGCCGTCGATATGCCCCGCGTGGTCCTGTCATCGGCTGCGAAAAGAATGGCTGGCAGGTCTTTCCTCCGATGATGGCCAACGAGTGGTGCGGCGAGCATGAGAGGGTTCCTCTCGGCGCCGTCCCGAAACGCAATCGCGCTCTCGAGGCAGCGTTCGGCAGAAACGTGGAATCGGAGGCCTGACAGCACATGCAGCGCAGCCTCACCGATCGTTTTCCAGGCGCCAAGCTGATCCGCGTGACCGGCAACACCCGCGTCTGGCGCCAGCGTCCCATCGCCCACATGTTCGCGAACCATCGCACGGTGGCCGATGTCGATGCCGGCCAGTTGGTGAGCGGTCGCAACGCAATCTTCAATCCTGTCGGGTCGCAACCGCAGGACGGCGCCGAGGGCTGTTCCGACTCCTCGGCTCTCGGCGCCAATGTTTTCAATCATGTCCATAGCGAGGCTTGATAGCCATGACGCAGTGCAACAACGTTCCCCGCAAGCAACCGGCTACGGAAACACAGTTCCGCAATGCCTGGCTCTGCACTCTTGCTCGCATGTGCGCAAAGCACGGTGACGATCAGGTCGCGCAGTGGCTCGGCATCAGCGAGCGCCACCTTCGCAACGTCCGGTCGGGCACATCGCTGCCCAGCGCCGACAAGCTGTGGGGCCTGCTTGCCTATGACGACAGCGCCCATGACGAAATGGACGCGCTCTATGGCTATCGCACCGTGCCGATCGACGCCCTGTGCAGCACCGACCCGCTGACCCGCGACCTGATCGCGCTCGCCAATGAGGTTGCCCAGTCGGAAGACCCGAACAGCCCCGGCGGCGTCGCGGTGACCGATCACGAACTGCTCGACAAGGACGAGCATCGCATGCGCCGGGTCTACAACACGCTCGGCGTCTGGCTGGAGCGGATCGGGTCGATGCGTCGGCCGAGGTCTGTCGCATGAGCCGCGTCGAAACCATCGGGCGCGCCACGCTGTATTTGGGCGACTGTCGGGATATCCTGCCGACGCTCGGCAATGTGGACGCGGCCGTCACCGATCCGCCCTATGAGTTTGAAACGAGCGGCGGCGGAATCTTCCGCCGTGGCCGGGAGAACATGGACCAGATCGCAGCCGCAGGTCTGGACAAGGGCTTCGACTATTCGCTGCTTTCGGCCGAGCAATTCGGCTGTGCGGTCGTGTTCGCGCATAACGACCAGTGGGCTGGCTTACTGCCCCACCTCGCCGCCGAGTTCCCGCGCTACGCCATTTGCCAGTGGCACAAGACGAACCCCATGCCGGTGGCGAACAAGCATTATCAGCCCGACACCGAGATCTACGTCCATGCTTGGAAGCCCGGCTATCACCCGGCCGGCGAGTTGCCGCAGAAGCAGCGCTTCATCCTCGCGCCGAACGGGCAAGACGGCGATATCGACCACCCTACGGTGAAGCCCCTCAAGGTGATGCTCAAGATCATCGGCAATGTGACCGGTGCCAGCATCTGCGATCCCTTCATGGGTTCAGGCACAACCGGCGTTGCAGCCGTACAGATGGGCCGCCAGTTCATCGGAATCGAGCGCGACCCGAAGTATTTCGACATCGCCTGCCGTCGCATCGAGGATGCCCAGCGCCAAGGCGACTTCTTCACGGAGGCCGCAGCATGACCGGCCCTCAGGAAGCCGCGCTGGCTGAGGCTGTGCGGAAGGCTCGGCGCGATCGCATCCATGCCGATGAGCAAGAGCAGATCGTCAGCCTGCTGCAGCGCCTGCCCATCACGCAGGTGAAGGAGCAGACCGGGCGCACCTATCGCACCCTGCTGCGCATCGCGGAGGTGGCGCTGTGAACTGGCGCCGCATCTTCGCGCGCCGTGCTGCGCCGAACCCCGCCCGTGAGTTGGCCCAGATCGGCCATCACCAGCACCGCGAAGCCGTCAAGGCCCGTGCCCGCCTGATGCGCGAGCAGCTTTGCCTGCCGCCCCTGCCCATTCTCAACCCGGAAGGAAAATGACCATGTCCCAAGGAAACGTTGCCGCCGACCAGTTGCGCCTCCTGATCGAGCGCATTGAGCGCCTGGAAGAGGAGAAGAAGGGCATCGGGGATGACATCAAGGATGTCTATCTGGAAGCCAAGGCGACCGGTTACGACCCGAAGATCATGCGCGAGATCATCAAGCTGCGGAAAATGCAGCCCCACGATCGCCAGGAAATGGAGCACATCCTCCAGACCTATCTGGCGGCGCTCGGCATGGAGTGACCCACTGGCATCACCGGACCCCGGAGCAATCCGGGGCGAGGATGAAACCAGTGGACGCGATATGAAATTCGACCTGCCCTTCCCCGCATCCTCTCTCGCTGGCCACGCCAAGGGCAACGGCCAGTGGAAGAAGATCGCGGACACCAAGAAGCACCGGGAGTGGGCGCGCAACGCCGCGCTTGCTGTTCGCGCCGCCATGCCGGACACGGGCGACATCACCGTGCGCGTCCGGTTCGTCCCCGCCAACCGGCGCGGCGATCGGGTGAACTATCCCAACCGGATGAAGCCCTATTTCGACGGTATCGCTGATGCGCTGGGCGTGAACGATAGCCGGTTCGTGCCGGCCTATGAGTTCGCCGCGCCCGAAGCGCCGGGGCGGGTTGAGGTGGAGGTTGTGCCTCAGTGAGCGGCTATTTCCTCATGCATCGTGGTTGGCAGGACAACCCGATTTTCGACCGGGAGGAGTTCTCCCGGCGCGATGCATGGGCATGGCTGATCGAGCATGCGGCATGGAAGCCGTCACGCGCCCGCATCAAGGGTGAAATGATCGATCTCGACCGGGGAGAACTGTGCTTTGCCCAGCGCTTCCTGGCCGAGAAATGGGGCTGGTCGAAGAGCCGCGTCGACCGCTTTCTCAAGCTGTTGGCCGCCGAAGGCATGATCGAGACGCGAACCAAAATCGGGGCAACGTCGGACCATGCAGCGGGGCAAGGTCAAAGCATAATAAGTATCTGTAATTACGAGCGTTACCAAGCGCCGGAAGGCATCGAGCGGGGCAACGTCGAACCGCAAAACGGGGCAACACCGGGGCAACAGCGGACCAAAGAAGAAGAAGGGAAAGAATATACTTCGGAAGATAAATCTTCCTCAGTTGTATCTCCCGCGCGGACGCAAAAAGCTGATCCGTTCCCCTGTCCCGATGACGTTGACGCCTCCGACTGGAACGGCCTGAAAGCCAATCGCAAGGCCAAGCGCGCGCCCCTCACCGAGGCCGCGTATCGGCAGATCATCACCAAACTGGACCGCTGGAAACAGGACGGGTGGCCGCCCGGCCCGATCGTCGCCTGCGCCGCTGAGCGTGGATGGACGACGGTTTTCGAGACGGACGAGATGAAGGGACGGAACCATGCAAATGATCGGAACGGCGGCCATCGAGGCTATCACCAGCGTGAGCCACGGGTTGACGGTTTCACCGCTGCCCTCCGCCGGGTCGGTAACGACGAAACCGATTATTCGTTTGCCGGAAACGGTTGACGAGGCGCGTGCGCTCAAGGCGTGGGCTGATGAGCAGACCGACGCGCCGACGCCCGCGACCATCAACCAGCTTGCCCGTCACCTCGAATATCTCGCTGTCACCCTGCCGCGCCAGACCGCGGACGAGGAGACGGGCGAGAAGCGCACGGCGGTCTATGCCCGGTTGCTCGGCGGCTATCCCAACGATGCGCTGGCGTTCATGTCGCGCAAGGCCTGCGAGACGCTGAACTGGTTTCCGACCCCGAAGCAGTGCCTGGATATCCTCGCGACCTATCGCGCCCCGGCGACCGAGAAGGAGCAGGCCCTGACGCTGTGCCACCGCTTCTGGCAGGGCCGCTTCGAGGATTTCATCGCCCTCCTGAAGGCCGGCACCGCCACGCAGCCCGATGTCGACGCCGTTCCGATGCAGTGGCGCAAGATCGCCATGGAGCGCGGCCACCTGCGCTGGATCGAGGAGGAGAAGCGCTACGTCATCCGGCGCCCGGTGATCGCGGAGGCAGCGGAGTGATGCCATGCCCGCAAACCCCGGCCGCAACCCCTTCGATGGCAACGACAGCCCGCCGCTTGTCGATATCCGCTACCGCTGCGGCCTCGTCGCTCGCGCTGTCGATCCGAACAAGCGCCGCTGGGTCCGCTGGCCCGGTCGCGACGACAGCATGGACATCGTTTCGTGGCAACCCGCTGAGGGCAAGGATTACGAGCTGGTTTGGCCAGCGGGGGAGGTTTGACCGATGAGCAAGGACACCCTCCAGCAAGCCCGCGAGAACGTCGCGGCCCGGTATGCGCAGCCGTATCACCAGCGCGCGATCCTCTCCGGCCAGTGGGACGCAGGCTCCCTCGTTCGGGATGAGATCGCCAAGGTTGAGGGGAGGAAGTGATGGGGAGGTTGCTTTGCCTCATTGGGCTGCATCGTTGGCACCGAACTGGTCGTGCGTGGGATCACAGGCTCGGGGTGAGCAAGTTCATCTGCACCCGCTGCGGTGTTCGCAAATGGTGGCGCCCATGAACCCCCGCGCCGCCCGCCAGGCATCCGGCATGACCCGCAACGAATGGGCAAGGGCCATGGGGGTGTCGGTGCTGACCACGAAACGCTGGGAAGCCCCCGGCAGCCGATACGCCCGCTCGCCAACGCAGCACCGCGTCGAGCGCATGGAGCGCGTGCTTACAGGGTGTGGGGTCGATTTGAGGGAGGTGATGGGGGCATGAAACAGGACCAGGCCGAGTTCCGCCGGCCGATGCCGGATAACTTCGCGGAGACGTTCGTCCAGCACGGGCACGACCGCATCATGGAGGAAATCCACCGGGCGAGTTGGCAGACCATTCTGCGCTGGATCTCGGCGCTGCCCGACGAAGTTCGCGACGCTCGGGAGCGGCATCTATTGGCGCGATGGCCCAATGGGCGGCCGGGACCGAACCGGCGAAAGAACTATGTGCTGGGTAATCGGAAGGGGCGGTCTCGGGCTGCTCCGTCCGCGCTTGGGGCTGTGCCTTCGCAGGACTGGACGGCGCCGGAAGGTCTGGATGAGGATTTGGGAGGGGTGGAGTGACCGGCCCTCTCGTAAACGACAAGCATGAACGGTTCTGCCAGGCGATCCTGAAAGGCGAGACGCTGGCTCAGGCCTATGTGTCCGCCGGCTATAAGCCCAACGAGAAGAACGCTGCCCGCTTGAAGAAAAATGAAGGGGTGGCCGCCCGTATCGCCGAACTGCAGGAAAAGGCGGCTGATGTAGCTGTTTTGACGGCGGCTGACATCGCCCGGCAGTTGGACGAGGATCGCGTTTTCGCCCAATCAATGGGGTCGGCTGCGGCTTGCGTTTCCGCCACCATGGGCAAGGCAAAGGTGCTTGGCCTACTGGTCGACAGAACCGACCTGACGTCCTCCGATCGCAGCATGTCGCCGCCATCGCTGGCTGACTTCTACGCGCACCGACGAAAGGCTGACAGCGAGAATCCGTGAACGCGCACGCTACCATCTCGCCCGGCATTGGGCACAACGGCGGCCCGACGCTCAACGAGGCGCTGGAAGATTTCTGGCTCGCTGCGGACAATGAGAAGCGGGAGCCGATCCGCAACCGCGTCCTCTACGGCGGGCGTGCGTCGTCCAAGTCCTGGGATGCAGCAGGCTTTGCGATCTATCTTGCCTGCAACACGAAAATCCGCGTCCTCTGCGCGCGCCAGTTCCAGAACAAGATCGAGGAATCGGTCTACACGCTGCTCAAGCAGACGATCGAGCGCTTCGGTCTGCGCCACCAGTTCGATATCCTCGACAATAAGATCCGGCACAAGGTCACCGGGTCAGAGTTCGTCTTCTATGGGCTGTGGCGGCACATCGGCGAAATCAAATCGCTCGAAGGCATCGACATATGCTGGCTGGAAGAGGCCCACGCGCTGACCGCTGAGCAGTGGAAAGTGCTGGAGCCGACCATCCGCAAGGAAGGCTCGCAATTCTGGATCATCTTCAACCCGCAGCTATCAACGGACTTCGCCTGGCGCCGGTTCGTGGTCAATCCGCCGCCTGGCACCATCCGCCGTCTGATCAACTACACCGAAAATCCGTTCCTCTCATCGACCATGATGGCGGTGATCGACGCGGCGCGCGATGAGGATGAGGACGAGTTCCAGCATATCTATCTGGGCGTCCCCAAGGATGACGACAACAATGCGGTCATCAAGCGGTCGTGGATCATGGCATGCGTCGACGCCCATCTACATTTGGGTGTCACGCCGACCGGCCGCAACCGCGTGGGCTTCGACGTGGCCGACAGCGGCAACGACAAGAACGCGATAGTCGTGGCGCGCGGGCCGCTCGCCATTTCGTCGGACCAATGGAAGGCGGGCGAGGATGAATTGCTCAAGTCGGCCACGCGCGCCCGCGCTGCCTGCGTCGAGAACGATGCCGATCTGGTCTATGACAGCATCGGCGTAGGGGCAGGCGTTGGGGCCAAGGTGAACGAACTGAACACGCCAGCCGAGACGGTCCAGCACACAGGTTTCAATGCCGGTGACGGCGTGATCCGGCCCAAGGAAGTCTATGCCCGGTCACACCCGCCGAAGAAGAACATCGACATGTTCGCCAATGCCAAGGCGCAGGCTTGGTGGCACATCGCTGACCGCGCGCGAAACACCTTCAACGCGGTCAAGAAGGGCATGGCGTTCGACCAAGCCGACATGATCTTCATCGATGGCAATATGCCGAACTTGTCGCTGCTGATTGATGAGCTTTGCACCCCGAAGCGCGATTTCGATAATGCTGGCAAGGTGAAGGTCGAGAGTAAGAAGGATCTAGCCAAAGCTAACCGCGAGGGCGGCGCGCAGCCATCGCCAAACCTCGCGGATGCATTTGTGATGGCTTTCGCGCCAGTCGAGCAGAAGCGCTACAACATGGGCAACCTTCTCTAGCCAAACGACGGTAAACCGCCCCACCCTGCGCGCCTACCCTCGCCGCCATGTCCGGTGGCCGCATTCGCTCAGTTCGCTTCAAAGACGGTCACACCGTCGACGGCCTCGGGGAAGCCTTCGCGGCAGCCTCCAACATGCAGCGCTTCGGCCCGCTCATGCACGGCATGATGCTGCCGGGCTTCTTCACCCATCAGCTTGCGCTCGCTGCATACATGCAGAGCGGCATGATGAAGAAAGTCATCGCGATCCCCGCCGAGGACAGGGTGCGGGAGTGGCGAGACTGGCAGGCTGATTCCGACAAGATCACGCTGATTGAGGCGGAAGAGAAGCGCCTGGAGTTGCAGGCCAAGACGCAGGAAGCCGAAAACCTGCGTGGCGTCGGCGGCGGCGCGTTTATCATCGTGACAGCCGGCAATCACTCCGACGAATTGAAGCCCGAGCAGATCAGCAATGGCGGGATCGTCGCTATCAACGTCGTGTCCCGCTGGCAGATCAGGGGGAAGGATTGGGACCGCGAACTTGCGTCCCCTCGCTATGGCCTGCCGGCGATGTGGGAGGTCGACAACGAGAACGGCTCCCCCAGCCAGATCCACCCTAGCCGCGTCGTGCCGTTCCGTGGTGCCCGACTGCCCGCTGGCGCCACCCTGAGCGACGAAGACAAGTTCTGGGGCGATAGCCGGTTGATGCGGGTCTATACCGAGGTCAGTCGCTCCGACGAAACCCAGGCATGGTTCGCCGCGCTGGTGAAGAAGGCCAAGCTGCTGCGCTTCGGTGTGCCCGGCCTCGAAACCTACGATCAGGACCAGCTCAACAAGCGTGTCGCACTGATTGCCCAGGGCGAGAATAGCTTGAATGCCACCCTCTTCCGCGCATCTGGCGGCACTGATGATCCCGGCGAGACGATCACCGACTATCAGGTGAACTGGCAGGGCATCCCCGCCATGATGGATGCCTTCGACCAGCGCGTCGCCGCGGTGTCGGATATCCCGTTCACCCGCCTGACGGGACGCTCGCCCTCGGGCATGAACGCGACAGGCCAGCACGACAACGACAACTGGAACAAGATGGTCGTGTCGGGCCAGAAGCTGGAAACCCGGCCGTGTCTGGAGCAGCTTGATCCGTTCCTGCTGCGATCGGCGGGAGTCGATCCGACCGGCATCTGGTGGGAGTTCGCGCCACTCGACGTGCCGACCGAGAAGGAGGTTGCCGAAACCTTCAAGCTGGTCATGGAGGCGGTTGGCGCGCTGATCGACACTGGCATGGTGCCGCGTGAAGCTCTGGCGCAGGCGGTCCAGAACCTGATCGAAGAGCGCGGCTACATGCCTGGCCTTGCCGAAGCGCTCAAGAAGATCCCCGAGGCTGAACGTTTTGGCCTCAGCCCCGAGGATGATGGAGGTGACGATGATCCTTCTGCAATCCAAGCGAGAGGAGGTGATCCGGATCTAGCCGGTAGCGGCGGCTCTGGAACCGGGGCCGCCCGCCGTGCTGTGAATGATGCCGCGACCTGGCTGTCCGACGCCACGCCGCGCCCACTCTATGTCAAGCGCAAGCTGTTGAACCCCGCCGACCTGATCGCGTGGGCCAAGGATAACGGCTTTGCCACCACCCTGCCCGCCAGCGATATGCATGTGACGGTCCTCTATTCCCGCAACCCTGTCGACCCCATGAAGATGGGCCGCGACTGGCGCGAGGACGAGAAGGGCCAGATCATCGTTCGCCCCGGCGGCCCGCGCGTCATCGAGAAGCTGGGCGAAAACGCCGTCGTTCTGCGCTTCGCCTGCCCCGATCTGGACTGGCGCCACAAGGACATGATCGAAGCCGGCGGTTCGCATGACTGGCCGGAATATCAGCCGCACGTGACGATCAGCTACACCGCGTCCGAGGGTGTCGACCTTGATGCGCTCAAGCCGTTCAACGGCGTGTTGCGGTTCGGGCCTGAGATATTCGAGGCGCTTGATCTGGATTGGAAGTCCAAGATCGCGGAGGCCTGACGGTGCCCCGCTATAACCTCGCCGCTATGGCCCGCCGCCAGCGCAATATCCGCCGATCCAGCATCACGATCCGCGACATCGATCCGCCTGCAACGCTCGCAACAGACCTGTATCGGTCCTGCTACATGCCGGTGGTGAACGCTTGGGCAAGTGCCCTGCCCCGCATCAATTCTGCTTATGCCCGCAGCCTGTCCGAACTGACCCAGGACAGTCCCGCCGATGTGCGCGCGGAGATTGATGGCGCGGCCGAGGCGATCAACCGGCTGATCCTGATCCTGACGCCGCAGGTGCGCGATTGGGCGCTGCAGGTCGAGCGATGGTATCGCGGAAAATGGCGCGGCGCGGTCCTGTCGGCAACTGGCGTTGACCTGCAGACGATGCTTGGCCCCGAGGATGTGCGCGCCAGCCTGGAGACCACGATCGAGTGGAACACCGCGCTCATCAAGGACGTGTCAGCCCAGACGCAGCAGCGGATCGGCAACTCGGTGTTCGACGGCCTGCGCAACCGGACGCCATCGCGCGAGGTAGCGAAGTCGATCAGCGAAGCAACCGGCATGGCCCGCACCCGCAGCCAGCGCATCGCGTCGGACCAGCTCAACAAGCTGACCAGCAGCCTGGCGGAAGAGCGGCGGCGCGAGGCTGGCATCGACACATGGAAATGGCGATCGAGCCACAAGCTCAACTATCGGCCCGAGCACGCGGCGCGCGATGGCAAGGAATATACCGATGCCACCGCGCCCAAGGATAGGCCGGGTCAGCTTCCCTATTGCGGGTGCAGGGGGCAGGCTGTGGTGAAATTCGACTGATTCAACGACGGTAAACCGCCCGCATGGCGCCCCGTATCGTGCGGGGCATGTATTTCGCCGACGCCCTGACCCTTGACGCGCCCCGCCGGACTTCTGACGGCTACATGGCTGTGCGGGCGAAAGCGGCCAGGACTGGAACCTACGCCTACCTTGGCAGCGAAATCGACCCCGACAACAAGCATGGCCTGCGCGATGCGGGCATGGTCAACGTTCTACGCGATGCCGATGCCGTTTTCGACCCGCTGTCTGCCCACAGCTTCATCGGGAAGCCTATCACCGACAATCACCCGACCGTAGCGGTAAACGCCAAGAATTGGCGCGACCACGCGCGCGGGACGGTGATGGGCGCGAAGTGGGAGGAAGGCGGCTATCTCGCCTTCGACCTGATGCTGACGGATGCCGACACCATCGATGCGGTGGACGCCGGCAAACGCGAGCTGTCGAACGGCTACGCGGCGGAACTGCAATTTGGCGATTTCGATGGCCCTGGCGGCGTCAAATGCGTGGCCAAACAGATTTCCATCAAAGGCAACCACGTCGCGATTGTGGACCGGGGCCGCGCTGGCCCGTCCTGCGCGATCCGCGATGCTGCAACGTGCGAGTCAGTCCCGCTGTCGTCCCTTTCCGACAGCGTGGAAGGCGCGACCACATGGCTGAAGAAAGCCATCGCGCTGCACAAGAAGCACATGGACGGCACCGCGCCCACAACCGGCGCGGCTGGCGAGAAAAGCCAGATGTTGATGATGACGCAGATGGAAAAGGCGCTTGCCGAGCTTGAGCCCGGCTCAGGCGGCAAGACCATGAAGATGGACCATTTCAATGACGGAGTACTGCCCGTGAAGACCATGTTGATCGACGGGCTGACCGTCGACGTGTCCAACGCCGATACGGCAATGGCCACTATCCAGACCCTTGTCGCCGCGCGTGATGCGGCCACCGCGCAGGTCACCGACCTGACCGGCAAGGTGTCCACCCTCACTGCCGAGGGCCAGACCAAGGATGCGAAGATCACCACGCTCGAACAGCAGGTGAAGGACGCCAAGCCGACGCCCGCCCAGCTTCGTGAAGCCGGCAAGTCGCTGATGCAGACCGCCGACAAAGCCAAGACCCTCGGCATCGCCGTCACCGACGCGATGGACGAAGCGCAGATCATGCGCGCCACCGTCGACAAGCACATGGGCGAGAAGGCCAAGGATTGGTCGGATGAATCGATCGCCGCATCGTTCGCCGTGCTGACCAAGGATGCCAAGTCGGCGGGCGACGGCGTGCAGCCACTGGGGGCGCCGAAGGCCATCACCGACAGCGCTGCCGGCATCCAGTCGGCTCGCGCCGCCTGGCTGTCCAACAAGCAGAACGCCCACCGCAACGCCGGCGCGGCATAAGGAGAAACGACCATGGTAGTTCTTCAGAACAGCTTCGTTGAGGACATTCAGGTCGGTTTTCCCGGCATGGACGCCGATGGCGAGCTTTCGAGCATCATCACCCGCGTTCTGGAAAGCGCGACCGTAGGCTTCGGCAAGGCAGTGTATCAAGGCGCGGCCGATCGCGGGGCTGTGACCACGCCCAGCGCCAATCTGCTCGGCTTCACGCTGGCTAACAAGACCTTGCCCGTCACGTCTGACCGGGCGGCGGACACCTTCATCGCCAAGGACAACCTGCGGATCAAGAACCGTGGGAAAATCTGGGTGACGGCTGGCGCCGCAGTAACGCCCCGCCAGCCGGTCTATGTGACCAGCGCGGGCGTGATCACCAATGTCTCGACCAGCAACACGCTCGCGACGGGATGGGAATTTGACGACACGGCAGCGAGCGGTGCGCCCGTCCGCATCGTGCGCCGCTGAGGGGGACCAAAATGACCAAGGCTATTTTCTTCGATAGCGTTCAGGCGGCGGTTGCTCACCTCGACGCTGAACATGGCGGTACGTCGTTCGCCGACGCGATCCGTGGCGTCGACCTGAACGATGCCCAGCAGACGCTTGCCTTCCTCGCTCCGCAGTTGCTGCGGGTCGAGCAGGGCACCTACATGATGAAGTATCCGCTGGCGGACTATGCCGAGTTCATGCCGGTGGACACCACGGGCACGATCTGGTCCGCCGGTTCGCTCTTCTACTCGGGTGATATCGCCGGTAAGCCGGAATGGTTCGACGTGGCCGCTGACGACATGCCCTATGCGGATGTCAGCCGGACGCAATTCCTCCAGGAAAACCACATGGCTGGGATCGGCTATAAGTGGAACCGCATGGATCTGGAGCGTGGTCAGCAGCTCGGCGTCAACGTCCTGGCGGAAAAGAGCGATGCATCGTCCAAGACTGCAGAGCGCTTCATCCACAAAACTGCCATGCGCGGCGATGGCCTGAAGTTCACGACCGGCTTCATCAACAACCCGCTTGCGACCACCGTCAACGCCGCTCAGGCGATCACCGCCGCATCGACGGGTGACGATGACGTAGCAGTGATCAACAACGCGATTACGTCGGTCGAAATCAACACCGGCGAAACCTATCGGGCGAACACGCTGGCCCTGCCGACCAGCACCTACAACATTCTGGCGTCGAAGCGCATGACCGACACCGGCATGTCGGTTTTGGGTTATCTGCAGGCCAATTCGGTGATCGGGGCGCTGACTATCAAGCGTTCGCGCCACCTCGAAACGGCCGGCGCTGGCAGCACCAAGCGCCTGATCGCCTATGCGAACACCGACGAGGTGCACAAATTCCACCTCCCCGGCGGCGGTCATCAGCTGTTCTCGGCTTGGCAGAAGGGCCCATTTTCTTGGGAAGTGCCGGGCCTGATGAACATCGGCGGCTACGAAAACCGCATCCCGAAGGCCATCACCTTCGTTGACGGAGTGTAAGCCATGAAGAAGTTCACGAACTACACCCCCGGCACGCGCGGAATCAACACCGAAGCCGGCACCGTTTGGCTCGATCCCGGCCAGTCGGTCGAGATCGACCCGAAGTCCATTGTCGGCAAGGTGCCAGATCTGGGCGATAAGTCCGACGCGGCTTCCGATGCTGACGGCCCGGATGCTGGAGACTTCGATGTGCTCAACCAGAAGGTCGCTGACCTCACCAAGCAGGTCGAGGCCCTGACGACCGAACGCGACGGCCTGGCGAAGGACAAGGAAGACCTCACCAAGCAGGTCGAGGCCCTGACGACCGAACGCGACGGCCTGGCGAAGGACAAGGAAGACCTCACCAAGCAGGTCGAGGCCCTGACGAAGCCCGCCGACGCGAAGAAGTAACAGCCACCTCCGGGGGCAAACGGGGCCGCTGCTCTACCGGGCGGCGGCCCTATTCGTAAGGACTGACCCATGGCCTACACCCGCCTCACCCTCGCTCAGTTCAAGGCGAAATGTGTCGCGTTCACGACCCTGACGGAAGACCCATATGCCGCGTGGGCGACTGATGCTGAGGCGGAAGTGGGCGAGAACTACGGCACCTATCAGCAGCGTGCGACCGAACTTCTGACCGCGCACTATCTCGCCTTCAATGGCGTGGGCCTGGCGCCCGGAACCGCCACGCTGAACGCGACCGGAGCGACCCGGTTCAAATCCGGCACTTTCGACGCGACGATCTCCGAGACAGTGGTCGCCCAGCGCGCCAAGGGCGGGTATCAGGCCACACCTTGGGGCCAGCAGTTCGCCGAGATCCAGCGCCGGCTGTTTGGCATGCCGCGCCTTGTGGGCTGCGCCTGATGGACCTCGCGGCCGCCTTCGGTGAGATCGGTATGGCGTTCTCGTCTGTACTGGGCGGGCCTTACCACGCCGCGCGCACGATCGAGCAGGTTGCGCCGGTCTATGACGACGGCGGCAGCATTATCACGCCGGGCGGCGTCGCGCATCGTGACTGTCAGGTGCAGATCGACACCGCGATTCAGCGCATCCGCGACGCATCCGGCTTTGTCGACACGGATGTGACGTTCATCGTCCTGTCCGCCACGCTCGACGGCTCTCTGAACACTGAAGCGCGGATCGAGGTGCTGGATGGGCCGCACGCTGGCACATGGTCTGTCGATATGCTGGAGCGCGATCCAGTCGCTGCCGGATGGGTTGGGAGGGGGCGGCGTGGCTAAGTCGCGCATGATCGGTGCCAAGGCTCATGTCGCGCGGTTGCGGAAGCTGGCCGGCGAACAGATGGTCCGTGGTGTCGGCAAGGCGCTGTTCGCGGCCGGTGAGGCTATTCAGGTCGAGGCACAGATCAGTATCACCACCGGCTCGGTAAGCGGCAAGAAGCATGTCCCTTCCGCGCCCGGCCAGCCCCCGAACCAAGACACTGGCGTCCTCGCTGGCAATATCGAGGTGGTTCAAGCTGCACCGCTGGTGGTCGAAGTCAGCAGCAACGCTCCTTATGCCGCCGCGCTTGAGTTCGGGACCAGCAAGGTTGCAGCGCGCCCCTATATGGGGCCGGCCCGCGACGCCAAGCGAGACGAGGTGGTCCAACTGGTCCGCCAAGCCGTGGCCAACGCCGTCCGCAAATCTAAATCGAGGGATTGACCATGCAGACCGTCACGTTCGCCCGCCTTTACATCCACAAGATCGATGAATTGCGGGAAGCGTATTATCAACCCGGCACCTTGTCGGTCAGCAACGAAGTCGCAGAGGCCGCCTTGAAATCGGGGGCATTGGAGGAAGAGAATGGCGAGCGACCTGCTACGCGAAACCGAACGCGCCGCAATCATAAGCCTCAAGGGTAATGAACCGCTGCTCGCCATCGTTGCGAAAGCGTCGATTGAACCTACCGCCGAATCACCCGATTGGCCGTTCATCCGTCTCGATGGAACGCAGGCTATCCCGGCGGGGCGAGGCTGTACCGCACGGTCAGAAGTGACGTTCATGATCCATAGCTTCGCCAAGCCGCGCTACAACGAAAGCGGGGCCATGGTCGAAACGGCCCGCGATCATTGTGGGCGCATCAACAGCGCGGTCGTGGAGGCGATGCAAGGTCACGCCTATGAGATCGCGGGCCGTCGATATCGCTTCATCGTCCGGTCGTCGCGACTGATGCAGGATGGGGCGGAGCGCGACGCCTATCATGGAATCGTCAACGTGCTGGCGCGCGCCTATCAGGGCTGATACGCTGTCCGCAATGGACCAGCCCCTTGCCGAGCGCATGTTGCGCGCCTTCCTCACCCAGATGATCCGCACTGAGGCGGTCCACGAAGACGATATGGTCGAAGTGGTCGAGGCGCTCCATAGGGCAGGCGACGAAGAAGCTGCACACGCCATGGCCGCGATCATCGTTGAGGCAAACGCGCCTGACCCTTCGGACTGGCACGCCGAACGTGCCCGTGCCCGCTTCCATGTGATCGAGGGCAACGACGGTAAACCGGACGCTTAGCGCGCCCTACCCTCCGGCTAAACATGCTGGAGATTTGCCGTGTCGCTACCCACCGAAGCTGATTTCGCGGTCGTCAAGATGGGCGACGGCGCATCCACCGAAGTGTTCACCATCCTCTGCGGCCTCGATCAGGTTACGATCAACCGCACCGCGAACACGAATGACCGTTTCCGCCGCGATTGTGCGGCACCTGGCACCCCCGCCTATCGGAAGTCGCGGACCACCGGCAAGCAGATGGACGTGACCGCCAACGGCGCGATCAACATCCCCGACATCACCCGCTACAACGCTGCGCTGGGTGTCGTGAAGAATTACCGGATCGAACTCGGCCAGTATGATGGCACGCCGGAGGGCGAGATCATTCACGTCATCAACGGCGCGTTCAACCTCACCAACGCGAACAGCGGCGTCGGTGATGAAGGTAATGCCGATGTCTCACTGGCGAGCGATGGCGTCTGGACCGAGGGCGCGCCCACCTGATGGATGGGGCTATAGAACTGGATTTTGCGGGCGGGCGGTTCCTATTCTGCCTGCCCGTTCACGCATGGATTGCGGTTGAGAGAGGTCCGACGAACCCAGCGCGGCGCACGCGCGAATATCCAGTTTCGGTATTCACGATCTATGATGAGCTGTCCGCCGGCATCGGAGTAGATCCGACGACCGGTGAGGTTTCAGTGCTGCCGGGCGCGACCGTGTTCTGGGGCGATATTCAGAACATTCTTGAGCAGGCGTTGGTCGCTGGCAATGCTGGTGAGAAAGACGGCGATCGGTTCGAGGTCGGCGTGCAACTGGCCGCCCGCCTTGTCGGCGAAGCGATGCAGCCCGGCAAGATCGCCTCATGCGTCGGCACGGCTTGGGCCGTCCTGCATGCCGCCATCAAAGGCATCGACCTAAAAAAAAAGCCGGACGATCTGACCGAGGAAAATCACAACCCCTCCGGCGTGGACAGGTAATCGCAAACTGCGGTCAGCTTGGGCTGGACTATCGCTCCGTCAGCATCGGCGAGTATTTCGAGGCGCTGGAAGCGCATAACGATGCCGCCGGTGCTGATAGCGACAAGGCCGGCGGGGACCCTGACAAGCTGGCGGCTGTTATGGCTGCGCGGATGGGTGGGTAAGGCTGCGGTGGTTCATGGAGGCGCCGAAGAGATGACCATTGTGACCGTCAATGACCACCCAATTCCTGATATGCATATCGTCCCGATGCTCCTGTCACCTTACGGGCAACTCCAACCAGGTTATCCCTCTCCTACCATCATAATCAAAATTGGTATTTTGAAGGAACTCCCGCCCAAGAATGACATCAAAGGGAACGTCGTTCATTCTCGGCATTGTCCCGAATAGCACGCCACTAGCTATCCATTTTGCTTCTGCAACCCATATGCACGCTCTGTGGATATGGGAAATGCCGGTTCCAGTGATTCCGATTGATCCGACACTTGCTTCGGGTGCAGCCCAAGATGGGACGCAATCGATCATGATGGAACTGATTTGCGCGCCAGTATCAATGACGGCGACTATTGGAAACACATCCTCAAGGTCTTTTTGATTGCCAGCGGAATCGAATACTTCGCGAAAACTCATACTCAATCGCACGCAAGGATATGCGTTGATCGTGTCTCCGACATCATTTCCATGGGCGTCTAGATAATTGACCGGCAATATCGCCATTCCATTCCCCCTGATTCGACAGGAGGAATATGCAATCACGGCGCGGGGAGAGTCGAGGGTCGGCCTTCGGCCCGCCTTATTTCAATCCGGTCTATAAATCGTTCGCCAATGCAATACGCATTGGTCGGGGTGGGGGCATGATGGCAGCGGGCCAGATGGGGCTTGCGCCAACGGAATTGGCTCACTCGCCAACGCTACGCAGGCTGCGCATGACCCGGACGCTGTATTGTTCGGGATAACCTGGACCATGGCATCATCACCCATGGCTGCCGAAACACTCCCCATTCTGCGATGGAACGCTACCCTGCTCTCAATCGCACTGACAATGAACTGAGTGGATTCGACGGGATCGCCCCGCCCCTTATCCGACAAGATCGCCCAACACTCTCTGCTGAGGACGAGGTTCGCGCGGTATCCGAGCGCCTTCAATTCCTCTTTCGGAATCTGCGAGCCATGCCTGCGAAGAGTGATGCCTTTTGGCCAATCCACGCCGAGCAATCCGGCTTTGAGAAAATCGATGGACGCTTGCGTGGGATGCGCCAGCCCCAAGGAACTGATAATCTCCAGATAATCAGTGTCCGACAATGCCCTTCGTGCATTTGCGGCCCGGCTTAGATAATCGCCGCTGGGGCCATGCCCAGCATGTTTTTTCCAGGAAGGCTCGCTGTGGAGGCTTATGGAAATGACGGGGTCTCGGCGGATCGGCTCAGGCTTTTCGAAAAGCTTAGCGATCCAATCTTTCAGATTCACCATAGCCCCCACACTCGCACAAATTCAGTTCTTCTCACGCAGCGCCGCGAGGTGGTCGTTAATGGATAGCAGGACAGCCGAAATCCCGGTCAAAAGAATGGTGCTGAGGATAATCACAATGGCGCTTGCAAGGCCATAAGTCGCCCCATAGCTCGCAAAAAAGGCGACAGATGCAATCACGCCCAAGATGAAGATTAAGCCGATCGCTCCGCGATAGAGCTGGACGATAACATTGACCACAAACGCTTCCCCCCGACGACGGTAATCCAAACGATTCCCCCGCCATAGCATGCTGGGATGCCAGAGATCGACCCCCTCATCCTTCAGCTGCGCGCCGACGACGCTCAATACAAAGCCTCAATGAAGGATGTTGTCCGCGTCAATGAACAGGCGACCGGCGCTATTCTCCTTGCAGCAAACAAGATCGACACCGCTGCTGACAAGATGATAGCCGCCTTTCAACAGATGGCATCCTCGGACAAAGCGGCGGCTGCCACCATTGTGCAGGCGGAAGCCGCGAAAGAGCAGGCCGCTGCGAAGTCGGCCGCCGCAGCTGTCGCTGCCGCCAAACTGGAGGAGCAGGCGAACGCTCGAAACGCCAAGGCCGCCAGCGATGCCGCCAAGGCTGCTGAGAAGGCCGCCAAAGAAGAGGAGCAGGCGCACAAGGACGCCGCTGCTGCTGCTGAGAAGGCCGCGCGCGACAGAGAGTCTGCGGCGCAGGCTGCGGCGGATGCCATGTCCGAAAGCTCGGAGAGCATTCAATCTAGCATCCGGGCAATCGCCGCATCGGTTGCCGCCTATTTTACTGTCGACCAGCTGCAAAACTATGCGGACGGATTTACGCGACTGCAAAATAATTTGAGGGTCGCGGGAGTTGAAGGGCAGGAACTCAAGCAGGTCCAGGATCGCCTGTTCGAATCTGCTCAGAAATATGGCGTCGAGATCGAGGGGTTGTCCAACCTCTATGGACAACTGACCCAAGCAAGCAAGGAATTGGGGGCGTCTCAAAGTGACATTTACGGACTGACCGATGCCGTCTCGGCATCCCTAAAGATCACGGGCATCTCCTCCGAGGAGGCGAGCGGCGCCCTCCTCCAGTTGACCCAAGCCCTACGCGGCGGGAAAATTCAGGCGGAGGAATATAACAGCCTGCTCGACGGCCTCTATCCGTTGCTTCAGGCTGCCGCAAATGGATCTTCAAGGTTCGGCGGATCGGTCGCCAAGCTCACTGCTCTTGTCAAGGATGGCAAGGTCAGTAGCGACGAGTTCATGAAGTCGATCCTCGCTGGGTCGAGTGTGCTTGAGGGGCAGGCGTCAAAAGCCACAATGACGCTTTCGGCTGGCTACACCACATTGAACAATGCGCTAACCATCTATTTCGGTGAAGCTGACAAGGCCAATGGCGTTTCGGCCGCAATGGCAGAAGCGCTGGGGCTGCTGGCTGATAACCTCGATACAATCATCCCCGCTGTGGCGGCGCTGACGGTCGCTGTTGGTGTCCGATATGTCGCAGGCGTAGTCGCCGCCACGACGGCGACGCAACGCTGGCAGGCTGCCATGGCAGCGATGCAGACGGTTGGATTGGCTGTCATCGTTGGGGCTATCGGAGCTGTTATTGCCCGCAGTAACGACCTCGAAAACACGATGGAAAGCCTAGAGGCGACATCTAGGGACGCAGACAAGGCGCTCCAGCAGGCTGGCGTGGCGGCAGACGGCGCCGCTAAGAACGTTTCGGACGTTGGAACGAACGCAGCCTCGTCAGAGGTGAAGGTCCGCTCGTTCGCTGGCGCGGTGGGACTGGCGGCGCAGAAGCTCTACGATCTTGCCAAGGCCCGGCAAGCCGACTTGATCGCGGATATCGAAGCTCGTCGCCAGAAAGCCAGTCTCGATTATTCCGATCTATATGGGCAGACCAGCCAGGGGCGGCGGGAGCGGCACGAGCAGATCGGTGCGGTGCCCGGCCTGAGCGATATTGGCCCCATGCTGGGCGTCATGAAGGATGATCTCGCCTCATGGTTAGGCTTTGCTCCCGGCGATGAACAACTCAAAGGTAAGATGGGCGAAATCAAAGCCCAGCTCGACAAATATGATGAGGCGCTGGAGGGCGCGCGGACCAACCTTGAGCAGTTCGCTCAATCTCCTGACGGCAGTCCCGCCGCCGCCAGCGACAGCACGAAGAAAGCCCGCTCCGGCCCCACCGCAGAAGAGATCACCACCCGCTATAATGACGACCTTTCTCGGCTGAAAGCAGAGCAGCTACAGGCGGAATTGCAGGTCACTACCGACGCTCAGAAGCGCGCTGATCTCCAAACCGAGCTTCTCGATATCGAGTACAAGCAGCGTCTGGCCGACATCAACGCTAGCAAGGAGTATAGCGAAGAACGCAAGGATGCCCTCCGAAAGGAGCTTAACGCCCTTTTCGGAATGGACGAGAAGGGAAGCACCGTCGCCGGCCCAGCTAATGTCTATAGCGCGGTGTTCAAAGACCTTTCGGACCAGCAGAAGCAGATGGCGCAAGACGCCCTCGCTAGCGAACGTGAGGCGCTAGAGGCTGAAGCTGACCTCATAACCAACCGAAAAGATCGCCTCGCTGCCGAGCAAGCAATTCTCGGTATCGTAGAGCAGGAGGAGCGCCAGCGGCTTGAACTTCAGATCGCTAACGGGCAGATTCTCGATGCAGCAAAGGCGCGTGCGGAACTTGAGCGCCGGCTGGCTGCGCGTCGAGAAGGTTTGGACCGCCAATACGAATCCCCCTTGGAGCAACGCCGCCGCGAAGTCCGGCAAACCGCCGCGAACATGGGCGACGCTATCGAGCAGATCGACATCGATGCCGTGGATCGGCTGGCGGATGGCCTGGCCAACGCCAGCGCGGAATATGTTAAATTGGGCGGCGTCGCAGGTGATGTCATCAACGGCATCATCCAGGATCTTGTGCGGCTTGCTGCCAAACAGGCCTTGTTTGGGAGCAATGGTGGCGCGGGCATAATCGGGTCAATCGGCTCCTTCCTTGGATTGGGCGGAAGTAGCAGCGTCGGCGGTATTAGCGCCGAGGCGCAAAGCTGGCTCGACAATTACACGCCCAAAGGCTTCGCAACCGGTGGTTATACCGGCGACGGCCCTCGCAATGAGGTCGCGGGCGTCGTTCACCGCGGCGAATATGTGATCCCGGCAAATGCCGTCGACCGGATTGGCATCCAGAATCTTGCAGCGCTTACTTCGGGCGACACTTCCGCTGCGCGGGCGATGACGGGCGTGACCGCGGCAGGCATGGGCGCGAGGCCGGTGCAGCAGACCGTGGTGGTGAAGGTCGAGGCTAACGACTATTTCGACGCTCGGGTAGACCAGCGAGCAACGCAAGTGGCCGCCCCGATCGGAGTTGCTGCCAGCGCACAGGCTCGCAATGCGGCGGGCAGTGATGCAACCCGAGCGGCTCGACGGCGCATCCCCGGCCGCTGACGACGGTAAACCGATAGGCGGCACTGTTCCATCTTCGGCCCATGCCGATCGCCCTGCCCACCTGCCCATATCCTAACGATTATCAGGTGCTGCTACGGTCGTGGAGCACAGTGCTCACGCCATTCCTCGGCGGCCCTGAGCAGATCATCAATCGACTGGGGACGCGCTTCGGTCTTCGCCTCACCATGCCGGCCATGGAGGCAGGTGAGGGCATGATTTACCTCTCCCGCCTGCTGCAAGGCAAAACCCAGACGGTCATATTGCCGTGGCCGCTTCTGGACTTCGACCCAGGAACGCCGGGCGCGCCATTGGTGAGTGCCACTGTCACCAGCGGATCGACCATTCCCATCAAGGGGCTGACGCCTGGCTACACCGTTAAGGAAGGGCAATTCTTCAGCCTGATTCATGCGGGCAAGCGCTACATTTACATGTTCACGGCAGATGGGGTTGCCAACGCTTCCGGGGCATTGTCCGCGTCCATCTTCCCGATGCTGCGCACTCAGCTTTCGATCAATGATGTGTTGGAGCTTGCTCAACCCATGATCGAGGGAAATGTCCTGCCGGGCGAAGAGTTGAACTGGCAAATCGGCCTCGATAATGCGCGCGAAATCAGCTATTCGATCATGGAATCTGCATGATGGACGCCGCGCTGAAAAATGCGCTGGCTCAGCCTGCACCGCTGCTCTTTGGCGCCCTCAAAATTGAGTTGCCCAGCTACACCCTTCGTCTGCTCGACGGGTCCGCTTCCCTACAAATTGGCACCGAGATTTACGCTGGAATAGACGCGTCTTTCGGGACGATCGCCAGCATATCCGAACTGTCTGAAGAGATGGGCGATAGCGCGCCGGAAGTGACCGTAACCCTGATGCCGCCTGACGTGAGCGCAACAGCGGTCCTGTCCCATCCCAACATGCAGGGCAGTGTCGCCACCATCATGGTGGGCGCGGTCGACACTGCCACCGGCGCTGTGATCGGAACGCCAGAGATCCTGTTCCTTGGCGAGATCGATGTGCCGACGATCGGCATCGATGAAAGCGGCGCGCGCACGGTCGAGTTCACGATCGTCAGCGTTTTCGAGCGGCTGTTCGAGACCGAAGAGGGCCAACGCGCCTCCAACGGCTGGCACCAGTCCATCTGGCCCGGCGAGCTGGGCCTCGAATTCATGACCGGCACCGACGTTAATCTTTACTGGGGCGTCAAGCCTCCAAAGGGCAGCAGCGTGAAATCTGGCTTCTCGGCAGCGATTGCCGCCACCCTCAACACGAAGACCCAGAATAAATGACGCCCCTCGAAATCCGCCACACCGCGATCGAGGCGACCATGGCCCGGTTCCGCGGGCGTCCCTTCGCCTGGGGCAAGGTCGACTGCGCAAAGGTCGCTGCCTTCCACCTCAAGAAGATGGGGTTCAAGATCTCGATCAGCAAAGCCGGCAGCTATTCCAGCGCGCTCGGCGCGCAGCGCGCGATCGTGCGCATGGGCTATGACACGATCCCTGATCTGCTCGATGGCCTTGGCCTGACGCGCATCCCCTATTCGCGCCTGCTGCTGGGCGATCTCGTGGTTGCCGATGGCCATGACGGGATTGCTGCGATCGGCATCTACGCGAGCAATGGCCATGTGCTCGGCTTCCACGAGGATCATCTTGATCAGGGTCTGGTCGCGGTCGACCTGAAACCCGACTTCGCCTGGAGCGTGCTCTAATGTCGGCCTTCATGCGCAAGGCGGCGTTGGTGGTCGGCGCCGTCGCACTGGTCGCAGCCACCGCCGGCGCTGCGGCACCACTGCTTGCGCCAGGCATGGCCGGTGCCGCGGGCATCACGGGCGTCGCTTCCGCAGCTACTCTTACCGCGATCGGCACCTATGGCGGCCTTGCTGCTGGCGTTCTTACCGCCATCTCAACCGCCACCGCGCCGGGGCTGTCGTCGCAAGGCAGCGCAACCTCCTTCCAGACCAACCCGCAGTCAGGCCTGCCCTATGCGATGGGCCGCACCCGCATGTCGGGCCTGCGCATCTATGCCAACACCAACACACGGCCGGGTTATACCAAGTTCAATGATCTGCTGTGGTTCGGCGCACTGCTCAGCGTTGGCGGGGCGATCGGCGGCATCGAGAAGTTCACCGCCGACAACGAGGTCGTGACCTTCGACGCCAGCGGCAACGCGATCGGCGATTATCACGACTATCAGGCGCAGAAGATCCATCTGGGCGGTCAGCAGACCAGTGCGCTTGCCCTCACCCTCGGCGGCGGGTCCGCTCCCGGCTGGAGCAGCGCGCACAAGCTGTCCGGCATCACGCACGCCATGTGGTGCCTGCGCTACAACAAGCAGGGCGAGATGTACGGCGCCGCCGCGCCGGAGCCTGCGTGGATCGGCAACTGGGTCAAGGTCTATGATCCTCGCCTCGACAGCACCTATCCGGGCGGCTCGGGTTCCTGCCGCGCACTGGTGGAATCGACCTATGTCTGGTCCGACAATCCGGGCCTGCATGCGCTGACCTGGGCGCTGGGGCGTTGGCAGAACGGCAAGCGGACCTGCGGCATCGGCGCACCTGTCGCCAATATCCGCGTCGCCGAGTTCGTGGAGTGCGCCAATGTCTGCGAGGCCAATGGCTGGAAGGTCGGCGGCGTCGAGTGGACGACGGACAGCAAGTGGGACACGCTCAAGCGGATCCTGCAGGCGGGTGGCGCGATCCCGACCCAGACCGGCGCTATGGTCGGCTGCCTCGTCTCGACGCCGCGCACCGCGATCGCGACGATCGAGAGCCGGCACCTGCTCGACAGCCTGTCGATCGCCGCGACCAAGAGCCGGCGAGACCGGTTCAACAGCGTCATTCCGCGCTATGTCGATGAGGATAGCGACTGGTCGGTCATCTCCGGTACCGCGATCACGGTCAGTGACTATGTGACCGCCGATAAGGGCCAGCGCACCAAGGAAATCGATTATCCGCTGGTGCAGGTGTTCTCGGGAGACGATGCCACCCAGCCAGGCCAGCTCGCCGCCTATGATATCGTCAACAGCCGTGAGGCCGGCCCCATCAACTTCACGACCGGTCCGGAATGGATCGGGCTGAAAACGGGCGATGTCATCCTGCTCAACGTGCCGGAAGAGGGGCTGGTCAATCAGCCCGTCCTGATCACGCGGCGCGCGCCCGATCCCTCGACCGGCAAGGTGGCCTTTTCGGCCCAGACCGAGACCTATGCCAAGCATGCCTATGCGCTTGGCCAGAGCACCACCCCGCCCGCGCCCTTCAGCCTGACTGCGCCGGACCTCAAGCCGCCAGCCCCCGCTGCGGCGAACTGGGCTGCTGCCGGGACGGTGACCGGTGAAGGTCTGCCCGCAATCGTCGTGACCGGCAATAGCGAGATGCCTTCGGCGGACGCCGTGCTGATCGATTATAAGCTGCCGGCAGATGCGAGCTGGACCCGTTCCGCGATCCTGTCGGCGAACGAGCCGGTTCAGCATGTCATCGCGCCGCTGCAAAGCGAGACGGCATATCAGATCCGCGTGGGCTATCGCGTCGAGCAGATCGATGGCGAGTTCACGATCCTTGCGGCCGTCACTACGGGCGTCGGCGTCATTTCCGACATCTCCAACACTGTTGGCGAGCAGCAGGACAAGCTTGCCGAACTGGAAGCGGATACGGCCGCTGCGAACGCCGCGATCGCTCAGGCGCAGCAGGACATCCAGGACCTGTTCGAGACCTATGGCGACAGCGCCAGCGCGGCGGCATCCGCAGCAGCAGCAGCCAACAGCGCGTCTGCTGCGCAGGGCTATGCCAACACGGCCAGCAGCGCTTCGGCCAATGCCGGCACCGCACGCGACCAGGCGCAGGCCGCCCAGGCTGCGGCGTCAGCGTCGGCCACGGCAGCGGCGAACGCCAAGACGGACGCCGAGGCGGCCTTCGCCAGCAGCGTCACCGCGCGCAATGCTGCCCAGGCAGCCCAGACCGCCGCCGAGACGGCCCGTGCGCAGGCGATCACCGCCAAGACTGACGCAGAAACCGCCTTCGCTAATAGCAGCACGGCAAAGGATGCGGCGCTTGCAGCTCAGACCGCCGCCCAGCTGGCACGCGATCAGGCCCAGACCCAGGCGACGAACGCGGCTGGCTCTGCCAGCGCGGCGGCTGGGTCTGCTGCGACTGCGACCACCAAGGCAACTGAATCCGCAAATAGCGCCGCCGCTGCCACCGCCAGCTCTGTCTCTGCATCATCGTCCGCCGCCGCTACCCTGCCGATCGACTTCACTAATGACGGCGAGTTCTGGACCAACAGCTTCACGTCCGTTCCCGCCAGCACTTCGCCGATCGTAGCCAACGCCCAGTACAGCTTCGTGAACGTCAGCGGCATTGGCAGGGTGCTGCAGGTCATCGGCACTGGCTCCAACATCCATGTCAGCCCGCGCGGCTGGGTGAAGGCCATTGCCGGGCGCCTGTATCGCGTTGCATCCCGCGTTCGCGCTCTGTCGGGCGCGGCAGCGACCTTCAGCACCTTCGGCGTCGCCCTGGCTGCCACCGGCGGACAGGTCGGTCAGTGGTCGGACCAGCGGACCGCCATGGTGGCCGATACCTGGTATGATCTTCCCAAGGACATCACGGGTGATCAGGTGCTGGCTGCCGGCAGCGGCACTGGCGCCTATTTCCGCCCCGTCGTCCGTCTCGAAAGCAATGTCACCTACCAGATCGCCTATATTCGGCAGGACGATATCACCGAAAGCACCGCCGCAGCTGGGTCCGCCACGGCGGCCGCCACCAGTGCGAGTGCAGCGGCGACCAGCGCTGGCGCGGCGGGAACATCGGCAACCGCAGCGCAGAACAGCGCGACCGCTGCCAACACGTCGGCCGGCAACGCCAGCACCAGTGCCTCGCAGGCCTCGACCAGCGCCACGAATGCCGCCGGATCGGCATCGGCGGCACAGACCAGTGCGACGAACGCGGCTAATAGCGCAACGGCGGCCGGGAACAGTGCCAGCGCCGCCAGCACCAGCGCATCGACCGCCAGCACGAAGGCGACCGAAGCAAGCCAGTCAGCCTCGGCCGCGCAGACCAGCGCGACCACGGCCAGCACGAAGGCCGGCGAGGCATCGACCAGTGCGTCACAGGCCGCCAGCAGCGCCACCACCGCGCAGGGCCACGCCGCGACCGCATCGACGCAGGCCAGCAATGCTGCGAACAGTGCGACCGCCGCCGGCAACAGCGCGACCGCCGCGAGCGGATCGGCATCCACCGCCAGCACCGCCGCCACCAACGCGGGCAACAGCGCGACCGCCGCTGCCGCTTCGGCGGTGTCGGCCTCGTCCAGCTATGATGGCGCGCGCTTGGCTGCTGTCAGCACCATGCCGTCCGACTTCATCACCGATGGTGAGTTCTGGTCGGCTTCCTTCTCAGCCGGCGCCGGCCTGCCTGCTAAGATCACGGAAAACGCTACCTATAGCTTCCCGACCGTCGGAGGCATTGGCAAAGTCGCGCAGATCGTTGTCACATCTTCTGAGGTGCGAATTGCCCAGATCGGCCTGATGAACCTGATCGCGGGCCGCCGCTATCGCATCACCGCCAGCGCCCGACAGATTGCGGGCACTGCCGGCGGCATCATGAAGCTTTTACGGATTGGCTGGCAGTCCGGCACGACCACGGTCGGCAACAGCGCCACAAATCAGCCTGCTACTGCCCTCAACACCTGGTATCCGATTGAGCAGGCTTTCAACGCTGACACCATGATCGCTGCCGGCGCGGTCGGTGTGCGCGCGATCATGACTTTCGCGGATGCCGGCACCTATCAAATCCAGTTCATCCGCCTGGAGGATATTACCGAAAGCACAGCGGCGGCCACGTCGTCGGCAGCGGCGGCGACATCGGCCAGTGCAGCCGGACAATCCGCCACCGCCGCGCAGAACAGCGCCACGGCCGCCAACACCTCGGCGGGGAATGCGTCGACCAGCGCGGGGCAGGCATCGACCAGTGCGACCAACGCCGCTGGCTCAGCCAGCGCTGCGCAGACCAGTGCCACGAACGCGGCCAATTCGGCGACCAGCGCGGGCAATAGCGCAAGCGCCGCGAGTGCGAGCGCGTCCACCGCCAGCACCAAGGCCAGCGAAGCAGGGCAATCGGCCAGCGCCGCTGCAACTAGCGCGGTTTCGGCGGCCTCTAGCTATAGCGGCGCCGTAGGCGCTGCCCTCGCCTTGGCGCCGGAAAAATACATTACCGGGACCGAGGAATTTTTTGCAGCTACGACCGTCGGCGCGCCGATGGCTATTTCGGCGGTCCTGTCCAACGGGGTCGCCTCCGACGGCACGCCTATCTATCAGTCTGCCCGAAGCTCCGGGACATCCGATTTTGCTCTTAGAGCCGTTGTCCCCGCAGTCGACGGACGGATTTACGAGATCGAGTATGAGGTCGAGATCGTCTCGTCGTCCGGTGGCTATATCGAATGCTCGTTGCGCTCACTCGACGGCAACTATGCAAGCATAGGCACTGATGGCCAGTTGATCAGCGGTTCGGGGATCATCGTTTACAAGCGGCTTTATAGCCGCCCGACGGCACCGAGCGGGGGTAATGTCTGGCGCTCCGGCGCAGTCTGGCTGCGCCCCTATGTGCGCACCAATGCCAGTGCTGGCGCAATCACCTCTCAAATCCGTCGGATCAAAATCAGCGACGTGACTGCGCGAGAGTCCGCGTCGTCGTCTGCATCTGCAGCAGCGACCTCGGCGAGCAGCGCCGGCACGTCGGCTACGAACGCTGGTGCAAGCGCGACTTCGGCCAGCAACAGCGCCAACACGGCCAGCACCCAAGCCACCAATGCCGCAAACAGTGCAACTGCTGCATCCAATTCGGCCAGCAGCGCCCAGACGGCCGCGACAAATGCCGGCACCTATGCCACCGCCGCCCAGCAGTCGAGCGTCTCGGCGACCCTATCGGCGGCTGCGACACTGCCGATCGATTTCACCAATGACGGCGAGTTCTGGTGCAACAACTATACGCAGCTCCCGCCGAACACGACACCGATCGCGGCTAATGCGCAGTATAGCTTCGTCAATGTCGCAGGCGTCGGTCGCGTCTTGCAGGTCGTTGGCACCGGCTCAAACATCCATGTGGCGACGCGCGGCTGGGTGAAGGCGGTTGCTGGCCGTCTCTATCGCGTCACGACTTTGGCGCGGGCACTTTCTGGGTCGAGCGCAAGCTACAGCGCCTTTGCGCCGGCTCTGGCCGCGACGGGAGGGCAGACCACCGCCCCGGCCAGCGGGCAGTCATCGATGGCTGCGAACACATGGTATGAACGCTCTGTCACGATCAGCGGCGACACGATCTTGGCATCCGGCAGCGGGACAGGCGCCTATCTGCGCGGCATGGCGCGGCTGGAGAGCAACGTCACCTATCAGATCGCGTTTATCCGTCTGGATGATGTGACCGAGAGCAATGCCGCATCCGGTTCGGCATCGGCAGCGGCGGCCAGCGCTTCGGCGGCGTCTGCCAGCCAGACGGCAGCAGGCAACAGCGCCTCGGCCGCGCAGACCAGCGCCACGAATGCGGCAACCAGCGCGGGTAACGCCAGCACCTTTGCAGGCAACGCCAGCACCTCGGCAACCAACGCGGCGACCAGTGCCAGCAACGCCGCCGGATCGGCCAACACCGCTTCGTCGCAGGCCACCAATGCCGCCAACAGTGCCACGGCGGCTGGAAACAGCGCCACCGCTGCGGCCGGATCGGCATCGACGGCGGCCACCCAGGCTACGAATGCGGGGAACAGTGCAAGCGCTGCCGCCGCTTCTGCCGTGTCCGCTTCGTCCAGCTATGATGCCGCCCGTCTCTCGGCTGCCAGCATCATGCCCTCTGACTTCGTTCAGGAGGGACGCTATTGGCAGTCCAACTATAACACCTGGCCGGAAAACGCGACGCCGATCCTAGCGAGCAGCACTTACAGCTTTCCCACCGTATCTGGCGTTGGCACGGTTTTGCAGGTCGCGACGACGGAACAGCGGGACGTTGCCAACATCGGCATGACGACGCTCGCAGCTGATCGCATCTATCGCGTCACCGCGTCGGTCCGGCAGACGATCGGTGCCACTGGGGGGACCGTGACGCTATTCGCGATCGGCCCCAATACAGGCGGGTCTTCGAGCGGGAATGCTGGTCAACCCCAGACTATTAGCGCGCTCAACACCTGGTACACGGTCACGCGTACCCGGAACAGCAACGACCTCATCGCAGCTGGCGCTGCCTGGGTCCGTTCGATGCTGCGCTTTCCGGCTTCGGCGGCATCCTGCACCTATCAGGTCGCCTACATTCGGATCGAGGATGTTACGGAAAGCACTTCCGCTTCCGGTTCGGCATCGGCGGCGGCGAGCAGCGCCAGCAGCGCATCGACCAGCGCAACCAATGCGGCCAACAGCGCGTCGGCGGCGTCCTCCAGCGCAACCACTGCATCGACCCAGGCGGGCAACGCATCCTCGTCGGCCAGCAGCGCATCGACCAGCGCGGCGAACGCTAGCAGCAGCGCCACCAACGCCGCCAATAGCGCCACCTCGGCCAGCGGCTATGCCAACACCGCCCAGACCAAGGCGGGCGAGGCCTCGTCCTCGGCATCGGCCGCGTCCTCCAGCGCCAGCGCTGCCAGCGCCTCGGCATCGAGCGCGCAGACCAGCGCCACCAACGCCAGCACCTATGCCGGTCAGGCGCAGAGCAGTGCGACGGCGGCCAGCACGTCGGCAACGGTTGCGAGCGATGCCGCATCCGCTGCCCAGACCAGCGCGACGGTATCGGCCCAAGTCGCAGCATCTTCGATCAACCCGAACCCGGTCTTTGCCAACTGGCCGACTGGATCGACCTATCCGACCGGATATGTCGCACATACAGCCGCGCCGACCGTCGGCAAGCCAACGGGCAAGCAGTCGCCCTATGCTCTCGGGACGACGATCAGCAGCTCCACTGCCACTGCTCAAGGGCTGCGCATCAATCCCGTCCAGGATGCGACGGTGACGACAGGCGTCTGGCTTGTGCTCGAAGTCGATGCGCATTTGGGCAGCGGCACGCTCGCCGGTGCTGGCGTTATCTTCCGCGCCCTCAATTCGAGCGGTTCGATCGTCAACGATTTCAACGTCTCGCTGTTCTCCGACCCTGATATTGCGGGCGGAACCGGCAATGCAGCAGGGGTTCGCCGCTGGCGCCGTCTTGTCCAGGTCACGGGCGCCGGCGCCAACGGCTGGCAAATCTTCGTCTTCGACCGATATTCGGGTTTCTCGGGCTACACCTCATCGGCAACCAGCCATTACATCGAATGGCACAAGGTCAGCTTCCGGCCCGCCACAGATCAGGAAATCGCGGCCAAACAGGCGACCGCTGACATTGCTGGGTTGTCGGCGACGGTGACCCAGCAGGCCAGCACCCTCGCCACGCTGACCACGCAATATGCCAATCTGTCCAGCACGGTGACCGCCCAAGGCGCCTCGGTCAGCCAGCAGGCGACGGCAATCGCCTCGCTGCAGAACAATGTCACCACGCTCTTCGCGCAATATGTCCTTTCTGTCGGCGTGGATGGTCGGGTCGGCGGAATGAAGCTCGCCAACAATGGTTCGACAGTAGGCCTGACCTTCCGCTCGGACATCGTGCGCTTTGAGGACCCCGATCCGGGCACTGGTGCCATGGAGTGGTATGATCAGGCGATCCGCATGACGGACGGCGCGGGCAAGCTGCGCATGTTCATGGGGTATCGCGCCTGATGCCCTATGTGTTCGAGATGCTGAACGAGGCGGAGCAGGTCGTTTTCGACATGGCCCGCAATGGCGGCAATATTCTTGGCACTCTGATCGTCACCGGCACGACCAGCGGCTGGCAGGAAATCGACCTGGCGTCTGTTCTGCCCCCGCGCTGCGTTCCATGGATCATCCTGTCGCAGCTGGGATCGCCGGGGCAAAGCGATGGGGAAGCCTATACCGAAACCACAGCGACAAAGGTCCGCTACAATATCGGCGCCACGGCGCCCTCGAACCAGACCCGGATCGTCTACGGCTTCTACGGTCAGGGCACCGGCACAGCCGCCCTGCCTTCGGGCTGGCAGATTACGCTGCTCAACGACAACGACGCCTACTCGATCGGTGATCGCTTCCCTGTCTGGGGACTGGTCGGCCGGGGGCAGGTATCGGGGACCGGTCGAACCACGCGGACGGTAACCTTCTCCGGTGGCCAATATCCGCTGATGGCTATCAAGCCGAATGGCTGCAATGCGGCGGTCGAGCAGCTGGCCTATAACAGTTCGACCAACACATGGACCTTCACGATCGGGATCTACTATCCCGAGAGCGGTAGCTGGACGGTCGACTGGTATATCTACGACCGGACCCCCACCGCGAAGTCGAGCGGCTGGATCTTCGAGATATATGACGCCTCGGAAAATGTGCTGGTGTCCAGCAAATATCCTCCGCTCGCCATCGTTGCGCCGTTCAATCCGGGCGTCAGCACCTTCCCCGCGACCCAGAATTTTGCCTCAGGTCGCAGCTACGCGATTCTCGCCACGCCCCGTCCCTATTATTTCCAGAGCGTCGAGACGATCGAGAACGACAGCGGCGTGATCATCGGCACCGAGGTTACCACGCTGGCTGGCGGCTGGGCCATCAGCGGCGGGGCAATTACCCGCCAGCGCTACACCCATAACGGCTGGGACACGATGATGACCTTCGACCGCGCCCCGGCGACGATCATGGTCATCGACGTGACCAACCTGTGACGACGGTAATCCGCCGTCTCCCACCCCGACATCATCGATCACCAAAGGAGAATGACATGCTCTCGTCCCTGAAACTGAAGTTGCAAAACGGCGCGCGGTTCGATCTGCCCGCCGCCGCCATCAACATCGTAGAGGAGCGCACCGGCGGCGAAAAAGGCTGCTGCATCGGCTATGATATCGGCGAAGGCGCGGCTGATGAGGCGCTGGATGATGCCTATGGTTTCGTAAAGAAGCAGGTCATCGACGCCGGCGGCATTCAGAACCCGATCGAGGTGACGGCCGTCAACGACCAAGGCGAAACCCATCTGGTCACCCTCTCGCGCGACCGCATCGTCGCCCGTCGCGAAGTGCTCGAAAGCCCGATCGGTGCCAGCACGATCCTGACGATCGCCAGCGGTCAGGCCAGCTTCAAGCTTCAGGTGGCCGACACCATGGACGAAATGGACGGCACCAGCAGCGCGGCGGCCAAGCGAACCCGGCGCGCCAAAGCCTGATCCCCACCATCCTCGTTTCTGAACTGGAGTAAGACATGACCGAAACCACCACCCCGACGCTGGCTGAACTGATGGCGCAGCAGACCGAACTGGAGCGGCAGATTGCCGCTGCCACCCTGTCGTCGGTCCAGGCGGCTCAGGCCGTCATGGCCCGCGCCAGCACCGGCAAGGTCGCTGACGATCTGGAAGCGCTCCAGGCGTCCCTGCCGGCCAATGGCACCGCCCATCAGCAGATCGGCAATGTCATCAGCGTGATCCGCAATGTCGCGACCTGGCTGCCCAGCGAAGTCGCTCGCCTGGAGGCACTTGCTGCCGAGCCGCAGACCGAAGAGGCCGCCTGACGACGGTAATCCTAATCTGATCGCTGGTCATAACTTAGCCGCTATGACCAGCGATCAGAAGCCTTTCGACAATTCGCGCTCAGAAGCAATCGGATGAGCGCGGAGCCATTCAGCAGCGTGGCCTATACGATCATGGCAGCCCTCGCCGGCGCGGTGACGGCGCTTGCCTTCCGCCCCTGGAAGAAGATGACCGGGCTGGAGATTGCCCTGACGCTGTTCGTCGGATTCTCCTTCGCGATTTTCGTCAGCCCCTGGGTTGCGCATTCCATCATGCAGGTGCCGGCGAACGAGCCGCGCGCTGCGTCCTTCATCACCTATGTCATGGGAGCAGGCTCGAACATCCTTCTGCCTCGGATCATCCAGTTCTTCGAGCGCCTCCTTGGAGCCAAAGGAGACGGGCAATGACCGAGTTCTTCGTGTTCGACCTGCTCAACACCTGCCTGCGGGTCGCGGTCACGCTGATCGTGGCCTACAAGCTGGTCGAGTTCTACGACGACTATAAGCCGGCTGAGCGCGTCGGTCTGGCGCTTATGGGATCAGGGTCGTTCCTGACCGTGCCGCCGATCTGGGCCTATCAGGTCGGCCAAGGCGTGTTCGATGGCTGGGCCGTCACGGTCATGACGCTGGGCATCATCCTCATGCTGTTCGGGCGCATGTCGCGGCATATCCGGCATCGGGCGAACAATGCCCGGCATGCGGCGCAGATGGAGCGGGATATTGCGGAGCGGCGCAGGGCGCGCGGGGGAGAAGTGTGATGGCCACCATCAACGCAATCATCGAAGAAGTGCTGGCCAACGAGGGCGGCTATGCGAATGACCCGCGCGACGCCGGGGGCGAAACCAACTTCGGCATCACGATCGCCACCGCCCGCGCCAACGGATACGCCGGCCCGATGAAGGCCATGACCCGCGATTTCGCACGCGGCGTCTATGTGAAGCAGTATGTCGTGGCGCCCGGTTTCGACAAGATCGCGGCCATCTCGCCGTCGATCGGCGCCGAGCTGGTCGACACCGGCGTCAACATGGGGCCGAAGGTGGCGGCGCAGTTCCTCCAGCGCGCGCTCAACGGGTTAAACAATCAGGGCAAGGACTATGCTGATCTGCTGGTTGACGGATCAGCCGGGCAGAAGACCCGCGACGCGCTGACGGCCTTCAAGAAGAAGCGCGGCGCCGAAGGTGAGCGCCGCCTGCTGCTGCTGCTAAACGCCCTCCAGGGTGAGCGCTATCTAACCCTGTGCGAGGGGCGCGCAGCGAATGAGGCCTTCCTGTTCGGCTGGCTGGCGAGGATTGCGGCATGACCCCGCCCAACGATCACTTCTCCGAAATCGTGCTACTCGGCATCATCGCGATCGGCGTCATGGTGCTGATGGGCCTCGCGATCCGCGATAACAGCGCGGGCGAGGCGTCGGCATGGACCGCGATCCTGATGGCCATCATCAACGCGATCAAGGAGCGCTGGCAGCAACGGAGCCTCGATCGCATGGGCCAGAGCCTCGCCAACGCGCCCCCGGCCAATCCTCCAGCACAGGATCCGCAGCCATGATCACCCTCATGAACACCTTCTGGGCCATCGTTGCCGCTGCAGGCTTCGGCGCCTGCATCCTGGCGAACTATCTGACGAGGGCGCGGTGATGGGCTTGAGCAAGATCACGCGCGGGCTCAGCAAGGTCGGGCTCGCGTTCGAGGCTTTGGGCTATGTCGTGGCTGGCGCTAAGGCACTGGTGCGCGCGGTTCGTGGCGCCCCTGACGGACGCCGCGATGATGAACGCCAGGAGCAGGATCAGCATACTGACGAATCGAGATTATTCAAACAGGCGGATTGATGTCGGACCAGTGTGTGGGCGCAATGACCGGGTATCTCCCAGCGGGAAGGCCCGCGAAAGCAAGGCACCAGTCCTGGACGCCCTCTGTTTCATCCCAAGCTGCGACAGAGACGCCTAGCTGGTTCCAAAGCAGCATCGTCCGGCCGTCCTTCCTATCTTCCGGTAGGAGTTCCATTACCTGCCAAGGAATTAGAGAAACGGATATCATGATCACCTCACTTCTCGGGATTAAAGCTGGGCGCGCTTGCGGATTATCGACCAAAGAAAGTTGAGCCCGACGCGGCCAAATTTCTTGGGGAAATATCGGGGTGCGCGCCGGGCTCAAGTCTCAGATACGAGCGCTGCATAAATAGCGCCAGACCTGTCACGAGAAGGTGCTTCTGGCGCGCGCCGCTATGACGTTGAACCTCGCCAGAAGCAGCTGCAGGATAATCGCGAAGAAGAAGACGTTCAAGGGTTAACCCCGCCTGCCTCAGGCGGGTCGCTACCAACTGAACTGCAGACGGGGTGTCTAGCGGCCGGGCAGTCTAAAACCGAATCGCGAGACGGCTTTGGGTAGGGATTCTATCCCGGCTTAGGAAGCGGAATATCTCAACAAGCGAGACGGTGACCCCAGCGCTGCACTTTCGAAAGGGCGTCGCAGTCATCAGCACCGAGGTCAGCCCAAGCTATCCCTGATCATCCCATCCAACAATAAGGGGAACCACGAAAGGTCGATCCTGACCGACCAAAAGCCGAATTATCTATCAATCACGGCGCAGTTGCATGAAAGCGCGTATGATCAGGCCAAAGATCACTACGTAAATTGCTAGGTCCAAGACTACTTCGGACATCTGGCTGTCGAGCCTCCTATCCTATGCCAGAAATGGGAGACCCTGACCGATCAACCGATTGCAAACGTCGGTCAGGATCCACCGTTCCGATAGCATCATCGCTGACGGGATCAAGAAGGGCTGGGCATTATTGCCGGCTAAGCGGCCGGCCGGTCCTGTAATCCATAAGCTGATCGATCCGCTCGGCGATTGGGCGCTGGGGCTTAATCCTTAGCCCCCGCCTCCCGCGCTTCGGAGAGGGCGGAAGCCTGTTGGATGATGGAAATAGCCGCATCAATGCCTGACATTACGCCCCAGATATTTGCAATCTGGTCTTCACCCAGGCCTTCATTTTTTGATGCGACTTCCATCTTGTCGCGGGCTGCGCTCAGCCGTTTCATGATCTCCGCATCCTTCGCGGCGGTTGCAGCGGCGACTGACTGGAGGCGGTGGCGGGCGAAGGCTTGGACAAGATGCCAGCTATCGACAACGCCCTGCCTGACATTGAGCGGGTTCGGGCGGGAAAGACCGTGCTCAACGCATTTTGCCGCCGCCTCCCGATCAGCATCCGTTACCCCGCCAGCGTCCGCGACCGGGTGGGCGGGGGCGCGGCGGTTCCATGCGGACAACTGGCGCGTAAAGATGCCTTGGCCAGACATGAAACAATCGTCATCGGTGACAACGCCGGAGTGCATCCAAAATTCACCATCCTTGTCGGAGACATGGCGGAATGATGCGGCGCAGAAAGGACATGGCATCGGCTCCAGCGCATCGGGTTCGTTCGGCTTAGTGGTCATGGGCGGATTCCTTCCATGGAGTTGCTGAAATTCCGTTTTTGATCTGGCGTAGAAAGAACGTGCGCCCATTGGGCAAAGCGTAATGCCACCCCCATCCCAGCCCACGACCATTTCTCTCAAAGGTCGATATCTCACCGACGATCAGCTTAGCCAATGCCTCCGCTTCTTCCGGCTCGCATGTCATGATGATCCTCATCACCCTTCCTCCCCGCGCTTGGCGCTGGAGAGGGCGGCGAGCCACAACGCAATTCTAGTCCAAGGAACGGAATAATCCCCACTCTCGTCAGCATCTCGCCACTGAAATTTCACATATCCGTCGCCAGCCAATCGCGCAGAGACGAACTTGCCTTCCCTCATGTTCTCTTCCCACCAACGCTTTGCGTCTCGCGGATCGAACTTTAGTGGGAGTTCGCCGTCGAACGCCTGCCCGCGAGATTGGGGCGGAAAGCGCTTGTGTAGCAATTCAAGTCCGCGCTTGGCTAATTGACGCCACTCGTCCTTGACCAGCATTTCAGCACGTGGATCATGCCAAGTCATGTCGCCCACGCTTTCGAAAAGCATAGCGGCCAACGTCTCGGCTTCCTCCCCCGCGTCGAACTCTTGGCCGAGACGCTGGAGGGTGGGGAGTGGGGCTTCGGCGGGATGCGTAACCAGATAGCCTTCACTATCCAACGTCGCCCGGCCGCGCTCCAGCAGCTGCTGCACGGCCTCCATGACATCGCCGCTATAGTGCAGCTTCGCCACCGGCTCCCCGGCCTGCTCAAGGGCGGCGAGGATGTTGAGCATATCGGCGGCGCGCGAATAGGCCGATGCCATTGCTGTCCCGTATGCCGACATGATTTCAGAAACGGCAGCCATCGGGTCAATGCCCTCATCGCAACCGGCCGCGCATTCGATCGACGTGCGGATATCCGTCAGGGCTTCCAGCGCCATCTTCACAGCATCATTCATTGTTCGGTTTCCTTGGATAGGAGGTGGGCGCGGACGGCTAGGCCGAGCGGGGTGATCGGGTAAATCAGCCGGCGCGATGCGCTTTCGGGATTGTCGAAGTAGGCCGGCTCTTTCAGGCCCAATTCCTCAAGCTCAGCGGCTTCATGCGGTGGGATATCCACCAGGTGGCCGATCATGATGTCCCGCTGCGCATCCGTCAGCTTCTCGGCTAGCTGGTGGGCGGGGGTCAT